AGAGTTAGCAAAAAGTCTTGGGGCTGAAGTCTACGATTTTAAATGGATTGACGACTTTTCTGCCGCTCGTAATTTTGCTCTTAGCAAAACAACAGGCGACTGGGTTATGTGGCTTGACGCGGGAGATGTTATCTACCCCGACGCCATTGAGCGGTTTGAGTTCTTTAAAAACAACCCTGTTTTTGACGACCCAAATTGCGATGTAAATTACATCGTTGGTTTTCTTAACCGCGAATACGACGAAAATGGCAATCCGTACGTTGTCCATGCTACGCCGCGCTTAGCAAAGAAGTCAGCAGACCCTCACTGGGTAATGCCTATCCACGAAGCGTTTGTAGTTGATAACCCCATCTCGGAAGTAGATGAACTTCTGGTTGTTGATGACCCCGAGGGCCAATTAAAACCGGCCAGTAAAAGAAACCTCGATATAATTGAGGACCTTATCAAAAGGGGCGATGACCCTGCACGCAATCATTATTTGCGGGTTAGGGAATTGTATTACCTGGGACGTTATCAACAGGCTGTGGAAAACCACAAATTAATCCACAGGTTTCCGCTTGACAATGGTTCGCTTTACGACTTGTACCTCTTTACTGCACGTTCGTTTAACAAACTGGGCAACAAAGAAAAAGAACGCGAAATGCTTCTTGGCGCCGTTTTTTGTATGCCACAATTGCCTGACGCGTTTGTAATGCTTGGCGACATTGAGTTTTCAAACAAGCAGTGGGAACGAGCAATCCCTTATTACCGAGCGGCTTTGCGAGAGCCCGGTCAGGTTAAGACGTGGGTAAAGACGATTCCGTACCATACTTACGAACCCCTTGAAAAACTTGGTCAATGCTACGAAAAACTTAACGACTTGAGCGCTGCCGTTTACTTTTACAACAAGGCTATGGATGTTGCGCCATGGTCGGTTTCCGCGCAGATTCAAAAAACGTTGGCAAAGTTGGACAGGAAGATTAAGTGAAAACATTAGCGCTTCACATCATTGCGAGGAATTCCGAAGAATCACTAAAGCGCACTCTTGATTCTGTTGAGGATTTGTTTGAGCAAATCATCGTTGTCGACACCGGTTCAGAAGACCGGACTATTGAAGTCGCCAAGTCTTACGGCGCCGAAGTTTATGAGTTTGAGTGGATTGACGATTTTAGCGCAGCACGCAATTTTGCTCTTTGTCAAGTAACTTGCGACTGGGCTATGTGGCTTGACACCGGCGACGTTATAAAGCCCGAATCTTTGGAGCAGTTTAAAAAACTGAAGACAACCGACCTTTACAACTCAAATCAAATTGACTTGATTTGGGTGCCGCTAAATCGCAAACTTGACGAGGAGGGCCGACCATTATTGACAATGGTTGTTCCTCGCATTGCGCGTATGAGTGCCGACCCCATCTGGGAGCGCCCCATTCACGAGTCCATAACAACGCGTAAGCCAGAAATGCCGCGCAGTGCTGTGTTTGACTGGGGCGAAATTGACGACCCGTTCAGTGACGTGATTGGCGGAGCCGAGAGAAATTTGCGAATTCTGCAAAGGCTAATTGACGAAGGCGATACAAACTCACGCACCAAATACTATTTGGGTCAAGAGTTTTACGCTTTGGGGGAAGACCAGAAGGCTATTGATGCCTGGGCCGACTTCATAGAAACAAACACTATGACTTGGGAGCGTTACAACGCTTTCCTTTATCTTGGCCGTGGTTACTACAACCTTGGCAACAAAATTGCCGCTGCGGGCGCTTGGCTTAACGCAATCGGCTACGACCCCAAAGAACCCGATGCTTGGTTTGATTTGGGCTTTTTGTTCAAGGAAATTGGCGAGGAAGAGAAAGCCAACGTGTTTTTTCAGGCTTGCGTCGGTATGAAGCCGTCGTTTGATGGCAGACCTCGAGACCAGCGTTACTACGCAAACCAGTTAAATCCTTGATTTTTTAAGGGCTTGGGTGTATCATGTCTCTATGATGGGCAGTTTTGTGCCCGTAGAAACATGTAAGGAACGGCATGATTTCAGTGTTTACACCCAGTCACGACTCCAAATTCTTGGACGACTGTTACGCTTCGCTTAAGGCGCAAACGTACGAAAACTGGGAATGGGTTGTGCTTCTTAACGGTGAAGCCAAATGGAATCGGCCCGGATACGATGACCGCGTTCGCATTATTTACGCCAATCCTAACGTAAAAGGCGTAGGGGCGTTAAAGCGTCAAGCGGTTGAATACTGTGACGGCAATATCTTAGTAGAACTTGACCACGATGACATTCTGGCTCCTAATGCACTTGAGCGCGTCAACGAAGAGTTCAGCAAAAACCCAGATGTTGTTTTTGTTTACTCGGATTTTGCGCAGATAAACGAGGACAAAAGCCCAAACTATCAGTGCTTTGACCCCGCCTTTGGCTGGGAATACTACCCAGAGGGCGATTACCTTGTCTGCTCTTCTCCGGAGCCAACCCCTCACAACGTTTCTTACATTTGGTACGCGCCAAATCACATCCGTTCGTTCCGTAAAAGCGCATACGAAGCCGCAGGTGGCTATGACGCTAGGCGAACAGTGCTTGACGACCAAGACCTTATGGCGCGTCTTTACCTGCAAGGTGAATTCCATCACATTAAAGAGTGCTTGTATTACCAACGAGTTCACTCAAACAACACGCAGGTTGACCCAGATACGAACCGATTTATTCAAGAAGAAACCGTTCGAATCAACGCACAAACAATTCAGCCGCTTCTTCTTAAATGGTCAAAAGACAATGGCTTGCTTGCACTTGACATGGGCGCTGCTCACAACCCCGCGCCGGGTTACTTGTCGGTAGACCAATACAAACCTGCCGATTTGGTTGGCGACGTTTTTGACGTGCTTGGAAAACTTGCCGACAATTCAGTAGGGGTTATTCGTGCCGTTGACTTCTGCGAGCACATTGTCGACAAAATTCGTTTGTGGAACGAGTTCTACCGCGTTCTTGCTCACGGTGGAATGATGCTTAGCCTTACGCCAAGCACAGACGGGCGGGGTGCTTACCAAGACCCCACGCATGTTGCTTTCTATAACGAAAACAGTTTTTGGTACTGGGTAGACGAAAACTACCGCAAATACGTGCCTGAAATCAAGACAAACTTTCAAGTCAGTCAGTTGTTTACTCACTTCCCAACTGAATGGCACCAACAACACAACATCTCCTACGTCTGCGCCAACCTTATTGCGATTAAGGATGGGCCGCGCCAAGGAGGGCGACAGGGTATTTAAAGATGGCTGAACCAATTTCGAACTTAACGTCCACGTGGACAGACACGGTTGGCATACAACTTAATTGGTCAGCCGCTTCAGATGCGACTGTTTATTCTCAATACGAGGTTTACGTTTTGACCTCAACAAACAGTCAGGTTCCAACCTGGAATCTTGTTACATCGCTTTCCAGGAACATTACTAAGAACCAGAACACCTCTGGATATACCCTTGTTCCGCCGGTAACTTCTTATCTTTACCCATGGACGGCAATGCAGGCTCTTGTCGGCAGCGTAGCAACAACATACGACCCGACCGGTCAAGGCTACCCAATGCCGGGTTCTGCTCACATTATGTCAATTGCTTTTAGCATTATCCACATTGACGAAAACGGCGTAGAAAGCACAGCGGTAAACGTATCCGCCTTTGAGCCTTCTATTCGGCCACAGTTTTCTCCACCGCACCTTACCAACTCAATTGGCATCGACCAAATGCGTCAATTTACGGTAAATGGACAAGACTCGTACGATGAGATTTCATCAAGCGTTTCCATGCTGCTGGGAACTCAACTCACGCAACGCTCTGCCGTACCCTCTTACGGCGTGCCCGACTTCCCATTCAACAACACGGACCCCATCGTCATTCAAAACGCTATTTCCACGTGGGAACCACGAGCAATTGCGCAAGTTACGGTTTCTTACGACAGCAAGAACAACGAACAAGTGCAAGTAAATCTTCAGATAGATGCGAGTAACTAATGTCTTACATTAACATTCCTATAGTAACAGACAGCGACGTTCTGCTTCAGCAGGCGCTTACTAACATCGCCACGGCAATTCCGGGTTGGGTGCCTCGAGAGGGCAACCTTGAAGTCTTGCTTCTTGAAGAGTTTGCCAACATGGTGGCGGAGGCCGCTAACGTTGCCTCGAACGTCCCCGACACAATTTTTCAATACTTTGGTTCGCTGGTTGGCGTTACTCAGAATGAGGGCGTTTCGGCCACAATCCAAACAACATGGACGTTGACCTCGGCCGCCCCTAGCGGTGGATACACAATCCCCGCCGGAACCGTTGCTGGTTTTTTCTTTGGCGGAGCCACCTACCAGTTTCAAACTATAAACGACACCACAATCAGTTCTGGCTTGACAACGGCGTCGATTACGATGCAGGCTATTCAGCCGGGTTCGTTCTACAACATTTACAACCTGACCGGCGTAAATCCAACAACGACGTACCTTCAGTTGCTTTCTCAAACGTCGTCAATTGCTTCTATTCTTATTACGGCAACGTACGCCAACTCGCCAACAACGCTTTTGGCCGGTGTTGACCCAGAAAGCACAACCGCTTACTTGAACCGCCTTGCCGCAGAACTGCAACTTCTTGCGCCGCGTCCAATTACGCCTAGCGACTATGCCCTGTTCTCGCAGAACGTAACCGGCGTTTACCGTGCACTTGCCTTTGACGGATTCAACCCATTTACAAATCGACTTGGCGCTGCGGACGCTAACTTCACTACCGCGGCCAACTCGGCTTCTGCGCCTTCGGGCTGGGGTGTGTTTGGAAACGGCACCGCTAACGTACCGACTCTTTCGACGCCCGGAACTGCTGGCACAAACTACTTGCAAATTACGGGAGCCGCCGCCTCACCTGTAAATGCCGCCGCCGTTCAAACCGCAACAGCCGTTAACGCAACAAGCCTTATCGTCACCACAGCCGGTTTTAGCAACTCTACAATTAGTTCGGTCAACCCTGCGTTTATCGCAATTTACGACTCTACAAACGGCAACGAAATTGCTATGGTTACCGCTGCAACGGCAGCGTCCGGTGGCAACCAGACTCTTACCATTGCCTCTCCTGGCCTTCAGTACGCTCACGGCACATCGGCCACGGTAACGCTGCTTCAGGGCGCATCAATGCCGGCCGTAACTAGCCTTAACGCAAATGCGGACTGGTACCAAGTCGCTTCAATTATCCAGTCTGGCACCGCAAGCAATGAGCGCGCTTACGTGTTCGCCGTCGCTACATACATTGACGGCACGACACGCGTATTCAGTTCCTTGCCGCAGTTTGACGATTCTCTGTACACGTACACTACTGGACCTAAGACGCTTGTGGCTAACGTTGCGTCAACCAACGCAAACTCGCCAACGTCGCTTGCCTATGACGCAAACGTGACGGCAATTTACGACACAATTAAGCCCTACGTTTCTTCAATTCAGGCTTACATTGGCATCGCAACCACAGAGGTTTCAAAGACAAACAAGGTTACGTACAACTCTGTAAACCAAGTTGTCCTTGACATTGCTGGTGCCGACAGCCCCTACGTAACAACAAGTTCTTACAACTTTATTCCCGACGCTACTCTGAGTGCTTATGGGCTTTCCAATGGTTCTGCCTCTTCTTGGACGGTGCCTTCTGGCGTAAACGGGTTGACTAACCAAGGATTGCAGTTTGTCGGCACCGGCTCGGCATTGGGCTCGGCGCTTACTGCTACGTCGCAGATTTTCAACCTTTCGCACAAAGAATCGGACAACCTTTCCGCAACCGCGCGTACGTACACAATTACGGCAAACATCAACACGACTTACGCCACGTCAACGTATGCGGATGTTTCGGTAAAGGTCGTTACGGTTGGCGCATCTCCAACAACGCTGGCAACGCTTACCGCTTCTTCAGCGTCTATCTCAACCTACGTTGGAACATTCTCGCTTAGTACACCGCAAGATGTTCAGGTTCAAGTTGTTTTTGGCACTGGATTAAACGTTCCAACTGGCTCTAGCGTAATTGTGTCTAATATTGGGCTTTACTCTGGAACCTACACTGTTCAAACCTTGCCGGAATACGAGCAAAACGGATACTTCTGGACGACCGGTGGTCTTTACCAGCCCAACACTTTTAACTACGCTCGCACGGTAAATGTTGCGCCGGTTGACGTAAACGGCATGGAATTGTCGCAGACAATTATGGACACATTGCACGACTACCTTTTGGCTCGCCGAGAAGTCAACTTTGTTGTCAACACAATGATTCCCAATTACGTCCCAATTGACGTGCAGTGGAGTGGCTATGTTCAGGTTGGCTACACGGCCTCATCTGTTCAGGCAGCAGTGAACGCAGCGATTCGCAACTTCCTTAGCCCCGCTTCTTGGGCGGGCGGAACAAACAGCCCGCCTTACTGGGATGGTTCGGCAAACGTCGTTCGCATTATGGACATTGCTGGCGTTATTGCTGGTGTGTCCGGCGTTAACAGCGTTTCCAGCGTCACGACTCGCCTTTCTTACCCGCTCAACGGAACGTACGCAGCGACCGACATTACCTTGCCCGGAGTTGCCCCGCTTCCGATTGCTAACACAATTACAGGAACTATTTACGCCAACGCACTTAACGCCTACAGCGGACTTGGATAATGCCTACATCCACAGTAACTAGTTACAGCACGCAGCAGATTTACAATGCGGTGCCACAATTTATTCAGGACCAAGACGCGGCGAATGGCTACCAACTTTGGTATTACATTTACGGCATTGCTTCGCTTGTTGACGACCTAAACGTCTTAACTCGCGACAATGTTGGCAATGGCGTGCACATTGAAGTTGACTTTGGCTCTTACACCGGCCAGTCAATTACAGACGCTTACCTTGCTTATGGCATTAACAGTACGCAAACAAACCTGACTGTTTTTGGCACAGACTCAAGTTGGAATGTTTTTAACGCCCTGTCGTCTTTCAAAATTCAAATTGTAGACACTGCACAAAACATTGCTGAAGTCGTTACCGTTCCCGTGCCAGCAAACGGGTACAACTTTACGGCGCCATTTGTCAACCTGACAGGCGTTACCCGCGGCTCAAATGCCACAGCGCACGCTGCCTCAGTCGGGGCAGATGGCAGTCTTTACTTTGAAGACTACGGCGGCGCTCCGGGTTGGTCGCAAGCAATTGACATTACTCGTTGCCCTAACTATGCACTTCCTTGGCTTGCTCAATTTGTAGGCGCGCAGATAAATCCCAATTCTGGGCTTAACCGCCAACAAATGGTACAGAAGATTAACCAACTTTCGGGTTTTCAGCGTGCGACTGCTCCAGCAATTGTTGCCGAGTTGGTTAATGTTACAAACGAACAACTTGCGTCAAACCAAACACCGCTTGCTGCGAATCAAGTAATCGTAATGGAAAACACCGTTCCAAGCGGAAACACTTATTTGTTCAGTTCTACGGCAATTACCCTGCTGGTCCCGTCGCAATTTTTTTCAAACTACACCTATGTATCTTTGGAAGCCGCTTCAGGAACAAATCCCAATTACTCCGCGGTTCAAAGTTACATCGGTACAATCGGCGGTCTTTATTTTAGTTTGTCCGGAAGTACAACACCAAGCAGTTCGTCGCCTTACGTTAATTTTGTTTATCGCTACCGCCCCGCCGGTATCCAAATCTTTGTAGGAGGTTACTAATGTCTAGCGGTTTAACGCCACGGGCAAAAGTCCCATACCCATTAAGCACCGACAGTGCCGTAATCTCAACAGACATTCAGTCGGTTGCTACTTTTATTGACAACAACATTCCCCTTTGGACGCAGACGACTAGCAACGTCCCGCCGTCTTCTCCAATTCAAGGTGAGTTTTGGTGGTGCACAAACACAACTCTTTACGGCGGCGTAAGTTACTACGGTCTTAATTACTACGACGGAACAAACTGGAACAATGTAACCGAGCAAATGTTTATGGTTGGCAGCACTGCGCCCACTCCAACATTTACCGGTCTTATTTGGTATGACACATCTACCGCAAATGGTGCTTTAAAGTATTGGAACGGTACCGCATGGGTAGCCATGATTCCGTCTACGACAACAAACGGACAGGTTCTTACTTCTAGTTCTACCGGAAAAACGTGGGTAACTCCTAGTTACGTTCCGTCAACCTCTGGAGTTCAAAGCGGTTATGTTCTTGGCAACTCAAGCGGTACTCCTACTTGGGTTGCCGCAAACAGCGGTCCGCAAGGCTATCAAGGTTACCAAGGGGTAACTGGTTCAACTGGTTCTACTGGAGCCCAGGGACCGCAAGGCTATCAGGGTTATCAGGGAATTATTGGTGCTACGGGTTCTAACGGAACCGCCGCCACTATTGCCGTAGGCACTACAACTACCGTGGGCTACGGAACAGCCGCATCTGTTTCCAACTCCGGCAACTCGACCAACGCGACGTTTAACTTTACCGTTCCGCAAGGACCGCAAGGATTCCAAGGTCAAGCCATTACCGGCGCAACTGGCTCAACGGGGGCCACTGGACCGCAGGGGTATCAGGGCTACCAGGGCTACCAAGGATTCCAGGGTCAGACCGGTCCATCAACCGGAACTGCCGGCGGCGACCTTTCAGGAAACTACCCCAATCCTTCTCTTGCAGCCGTAGGCACCGCGGGAACATACACCAAGGTGACCACAGACTCCAAGGGTCGCGTGACTTCCGGAACGACAATTACAACGTCTGACCTTCCGTCAAACCTTGGAACGCCTTCAGCAATTGACCTTACAAACGCTACAAACCGACTCAAGAACAATGCTGTCTGCAAAATTGAAATGACTAACGCTCCTTCTACGCTTGCAATTGGTGGCAATGTTATTGCATTCGACACCGTTGTTTTTGCTACCGGCGGTCCTTTGGCTTACAACTCTGGTGGTGGCCACGGCTCATCGCCAACGTACATCGTTGTTACAACCCCTGGTTACTACCAAGTAAATGGCAACTTTGAAGTAGCCACAACTGCTGGCCTTGTTGAGATTCAGATTTGGACTGGCTTTTATTCAGGCGGTTCCACCTCTAACGCGGTTCAGTACGGAACTTCTCGCAACGGATTCCTCACAACCGGCACGGCACTCCCCGTTTCGGACATTGTTTATCTGGACACAACAACAACAAACGCTGTTTGGCTTGTGGCATACCAAAACAGCGGTTCTGCTTCTACCGCAACCCCTGCCGCACCTCGTTACAACTACCTATCAGTCGCATTAATCGGACAATAAAGGAAAACGCATGACTGTTGACCACCGCACCGCTGAGGTCGCATGGGCTCACTGGGCCGTTGCGAATCACGCACACTTTAACTATTCAGAGGGTTCAGACCGCATGGCCGCTATTGGCGTGTGGCCCATCAAGTTCCCCGTCAACACCGACTGCTCGGGTTCGTGCACACTGTACGCTTGGTGGGCGAACGGCAACGACCCTAACGGGCTGGGTTTCGACCACGAAGGATACACCGGCACGTTCTTGACCCACGAGGAGCACATTGCTTTGCTGGTTAAGACGCTGAAGGGTGTTACGACCGACAACATTGAGATTGGTGACTACGTTGTTTATGGGCCCGGAACCGGCGAACATGTAGCAATTATCGTGGAAATTCACGGCGAAGACATTCTTACCGTATCGCACGGACAACAGGGTGGTCCTGGTTACTGCTGGGTAAATGCGCCCAAGACGGTTCCTTTCCGCGGCTTTCCGTTTGATGGTCGCCAACCACAAACTTTCCTTCGCAACATTACTGACAACAACATGCCAGTACGGCTTCCCCCAAAATAGTGCCGTATGTTGTCAGCAAGCCTTATTGATACATCAAACTTCTGGTTTAACTACATCGCTGGCATAGGGTTTGCCGCGGGCACGGTTTGGGCGGTGGTGGCGTTTGTCCACCGCCGCTTTATCCGCCAAGTGTCAAACCTTGTAGGTAAAGAAGTTGAAAATGACCTTACGCAAAAAATTTACAAAGAGGTAGAGCACATCTATCGGGAAACGACTCACAATGGTGGGAGCAGTATGAAAGATGCAGTCCGTCGTTTAGAACAAAACACGGAAGCGGGATTTAAAAAAATCGAGGAACAGCAGGAAGACCTGCGACGTTACATTGTAAAACTTGACAAAGCGTTGGAGCGGCACTTTGGATATCACGAAGGCTTAGGAGATGAGTAGTGGCAAAGCATTGGGAATTTCACCCAAGCGTACGAACGGGCAAGGACCGAACAATTGGGGAAAGGGCCGCCGACAGGATGCGCCTTGGAATGGGAACATGGACGTTCCTAGGGACCTTCCTAATTTTGATGACGTTTTGGATTTCAACCGGCGGTTTTGGTTCTGACCCCGCCCCTTATTTTCGTTTAAACCTAGCACTGTCAATGTTGGCAGGTTTGCAAGGTTCTGTACTTCTTATTGCGGCTAAGCGTAGCGACAAAATTTCCGCTGAATTGCAAGAGTTTCACCTTAAAACTACTTTGGAACACGCAAAAATGCTTAGCGATATTAAGCAAATCATCGCCGGTGTTCCTTCTTCGGAGATTACTGAATAATGCACATTTGGTTGGCAGTCGCTTTTTATTCGGGCATTGGCTGTGTTTGCATGGTTGCTCGAGATGTTCTTAACACGGTACTGACCAAGGCAATCGCCGAGGGTCATGCCAAACTTGCTGGAAATATGGACGGACTAAGCGACATTGTAAACATTGTCCTCGCCTCCTTTTCCGGTGTTCAATTGATTCACCTCGGCTGGCGCGGCTGGTTGGGCATTCTGCCCATTGGCATTATCGGCAAATACACCACCGAGCACGCAACAAAATGGTCGCACAAAAACGTTGTAGAGGAGAAATAATGGCTAACAGGTACGCCGGTCAACGCGGTAAAAATGCCGCCGAGGTTCCAGCAATGAGCACTTTGTCTAGTTATATGACTAGCCCGGTGTTTAAAACCCCGCGTTCTTTTGACTATTCCAATCGCGTCAAAGACTACCCAATGGCGCTTAACGACACATACGGCGACTGCACTATCGCTGGTGTTGTGCACATGCTTCAACTTGCGTACGCCGAGATTGGCGAAGTTTTTGAATACCCCGGCGACGATGCAGTGAAGCAGGAGTACTTCAAATTAACAGGCGGTGCCGATACCGGTCTTGTCGAGCACGACGTTCTGAAAACTTGGATGACCGACGGATTATTTGGAACGAAAATCTCTGCTTATGCACCAGTCAATATTAAAAATCGTGATGAAATGGCTGCTGCCATCTATCTTTTTGGGTCTGTTTACCTGGGAGTTGAAATGCCGCCTGACGCCGAAACGCAATTTGAGTCTCACCAACCCTGGCATGTTCCCATGTACCCGGAAGAGCCCTCTGGCGGTCACTGTGTCGTGGCTACAGGGTGCAACCGATTCGGCGTTGACATTATTACTTGGGGCGCCACGGAATCGATGACTTGGCAGTGGTGGGAAACATACGGCTCAGAAGCCTGGGTTGTCATCCCCGAAGCATTTGTTGAACTTGACCACGGCCCCATTTGGAACATTAACATTCTCTCACTTCAGGAAGACCTAAAAAATCTTGACCGCTAATTACACACCACAAACCGGTGACGCAGTATTTGCGCACACACACAATAAATACGGTGCGATGATTCGCTTTGCTCAGGCATTTCGCTGGTGGTCATACCGTTCCTGGAATCACATGGCTATCGTTGACTCCGTTGACGAAGACGGAACTATTTGGTGCATCCAAATGGCTCGTCGTTGCGAGCGAGTAAAGATTCAAGATGTTGCCCCTGGTGGCCACGTCAAGATTATTCCTTGCCCCAACGACGTAAACCGTGCCGAAGCGGTTGCGTACGCAAACCGTCAACTTGGCACAAAATATGGCGTACTTACAATTGTGAGCATCGCTATCAACATTATGTTGCCAGATTTTTTTCGCTTTGACATTCGCCGAGCAGACACCCTTATCTGTTCAGCACTAGTAGCACGGTCTTGGGAGCACGGCTCCTGGGATTGCCCCGTAGACCCTTTTGACGTTACCCCTGCTGAATTCGATGGAATTCTTGGCGGCGGTGGCGTACAAATTTACTAACTAAGGAGTCATAATGACTATCACCAGCACACTTTCAAACAACACAACTTATGTCCCTGTCGGCGTTCACCCTATTATGGTTGACACTGGCAGTGGTTCTATTCAACACTTCAGCAACTCAACAAGCACGCAGATTGGTGGCTTTGCCCCTACGTTCACAAGCAACGTTCCTTTCACATCGGGAACTGCGGTTCAGAACACGGCCGCCTGCTTTGCCACTTACTACATCTTTATTGGTGGCGCCGCAAGCGGTACTGTTCAGGTTGCTTTTGGTCCTACAAGCGCCTGCGTCAACGTTGTTATTCCCTCGTCCGCAAGCAATGCTGCAAACAATCACGCCATTACCGTTCGCGTGCCTTCAATGTGGTACATAAAGGTTACGACAACTAACAGCGCCATTATTTCTTCGGTGAACGTTCTTACCGAGGGTTCTTTCTAGTATGGCAGAAACGCCGGCGCACGACCAAAAAATTACGCACCGGTACGTAGTCCATTACCCCGAACACGAACCACGTGAATCTGACCCTCACTACAGGGACTTTGAAGCGTTTCGGCGTCGCACCAAGGCCACGGCGCAGTGTGCCATTGGTGCGCACCGAGGGGATTTTGGCGAATGCTCGCTAGACAAGCCGCTCGAGTTGCACCACGCTCACATTGAATTTTCTTTGCAAAATGGTGTAGAACTTAAATGGCTTGAGGTGGATTACCCCGGAGTAAGCGACCCAGACATAATTGGCGCCTGGGTTGAATCAGCAGAAAACCTTTTGTGGCTTTGTCAAGCCCACCACCGCGGACCCGGCGGAATTCACGTCGCCGCCGCTTCAGATTTTGAAGCAGAAAAATACGTTCGCGGCCTTATTGGCCCATTGATTGAGGACTAACAATGTCTTACCCCACAGATTTGACGCAACGTTCGTACGGTGGTTCGGTACCCGCTGCCTACATCACAACAAGCATCCCCAACTACTACGCACCAAACCAGGCGATAACAATTTCGTCTGCGGCGGGATGGTATGAAGTAAGCCCAACGGGCCAAGCGACCACAAATCCGCTTGGAACGTCTGGGCCTTTTGTTGTTTCTGTCAATCTAGGGCAAGCAAACGAAGAAAAAATCCTTTGCTCATCGGTAAACATTGCTAATTCAATCATTGTTGTTTGGACAGACGGCACAAACAATGGTCGTGGTTATGACGGCACCATTATTCAAACGCATACGCACCAAACAACGCAAACCAAAACAAACGACATTTTTCACGTGGCCACCGCAGTTGAGAGCCTTCAATTCAACCAAGGTGTTATTTACGCGGTCAACACGTCAAACCAAGCGCTTTCGTACGCGCAAACAATTCAAGGCGTTCAAGGCGTTCAAGGCTATCGGGGCGTTCAGGGCGCACAGGGTTATCAGGGAACGATAATTTCTTTGCCCCTTAGCGTTCCAAACGGTGGCATGGGTTCCTATGTTCCGACTCCGGGCGCTGTGGTATTTGGTGGTGCAACTGCAAACACGTACACAGACACGTCTTCAAATGGTGGCGGTGCAACTGGGGCCGCTGGTTCGTTGCTTATGTCTTATGGCAATATTGCCAACGGCGGACCGGAATGGGTTCAATTTCAGGTTCACCAATCCGTTCAGGTTGTTTCAACAACCAATGTTGCTGGTACCTACACAGTTGGTGGCAATACAACCAACGACTACCCCATCAACGCTGACACTTTTACGGTTACAGCAACGGGTTCTTTTGTTGTTGACGGATACACGGTTCAATTGAATGACCGCATTTTGCTGGCTGGCCAAACAACTCAAACACAAAACGGTATTTGGCTTTGCACAACCCAAGGTACCACTGGCGTTTCAGCAGTTTTTTGTCGCGACAATGATGCCGACACCCCCGCAAAAATTGCCGCTTCTATTGTTCAAGTCAATGCCGGAACAACATATGGCGGTACTTCTTGGCAGGTTACTTCGCCATCAACAGCAACTTTTGGTTCAAGCAGTATTCCCGTTTATCAAATTTTTACTGCCAAGTCCACGATTCCTATTGTCAACGGCGGCACGGGTACAACCATTGGTGTCACGACTAACCAGCAAACGCTTGCTTTAGGTGGCACTAACAATGTTGCCGAGACAATTCCTCGCTGGTTGTCAACTTCCGTACAGCCTTATACAGTCCCCCGCTTTACCGCCGTTTATCTTGTGGCTGGACAAGTAATCAACAGTATTAAGTTTTCTACTTCAGGCACGGCAGGCTCATCGCTTACAAGTGAGTGGATAGGCATTTTTAGTTCTGCCGGTCTTTGCTTGGCAATTAGTTCTCAATCCCTGACCTCATTGGCAGCAAACACTACGTTCACATGGAACCTATCGAGCGCCTACACCGTTCCCTCGTCTGGTCTTTATTACGTTGGTCTTGGCATCTACGGAACAACGTCGCCCGTGTACCCAACAATTTCCGGATACGCTACTGGCGAACAGGTTAATTTGACCGGCACCGCACCCATCTTGAATTACACTAGCGGTTCTGCGACTCCCGTTCCTACGGTTGGAACCACCACGTTTACTCCAGCATCTAATGCTGGCCTTATGTTTTACGCAAGTCTCCAGTAAGGAATCTGTATGCCTGCTCAATACACAGTTGAACAAGACCTCGGCGGATGCACGGTTGTGTCCATCAACTACATCGAGAACCCTGACGGCTCAACGGTCGAAGAAGTCGTGTTGTCAAACGGAAGCGAGTTTGCCACTTTCACCCCCGACCCCGTGACGCTGGCTAACCAGCAAGGCATTATCGCCGCTAACGCCAACCTTCAGGCCCTTGTCTCACAGATGGCCCCATCACTCGCTCAAGCACAAACTGACCTCGCTGCCCTCAACGCCTCGACGGACGCACTTGCTCCTATCCTTGCCCGTACGGTGCAAGGAGTAGTGACCCTTGCACAAGGCTTAGCAGATGCTCTTATTGCATTGCAGGTAATTGCTGCCAGCGAGATTAAATAATGAAGTTTTTTACTAATTCCTACTCAAACGCAAACCCGGGATTTTTTCAAGGCTCAAACACCGTTAGTCTTGTCCCGCAACCGGGGACGGTCGTAATTAAAGACATTTCAGCAACAGTATCGCAATCCAATTTTGGTGCAAAATTGCAAGCAATTGATTTTTCGGCAGTTCTAAACACTGTTGACTCAATCCCCGAGGATTCTTATGACACAAACACTCGTTACTAATTCGTACGTACAAGGTACGGCAATCACATTTGCCACCAGCGAGCCATTTACCGCAACGGATGGGGTCACAGTAGTAGACCCAGACCTAGTTCTTTTTGGTTTTCAGGTCGATGGTATCACCTCGCAAACCTACACGTTTACCTACACGTACGGAACGGGCGACCCCACGGGGACAATTGTTCGCCTCGGTCTTGGAACTTACCAAGCAGTAATTGACACAAGCAGTTATCCAACCGGCGTTTGGGTCTACAGCATTGCTTGCGAGCCAAAATCAACCGTTAATCACGACGCTACCAAAACAAAGGTGCGTGTTGAAAATCAAGTGATTGTAACCCCAGCATCTTTCTCAATGGGATAACTGTTGAAAACCTGTGGATATCGGTGTATAATCTGTGTGGTTTGCAGACTATAGGAGTCGTTAATGGCTAAGCCCGATTTGTCCGAGTTTTTTGAGAAACCAAAACGTCGGTGCATCGCCGACCAATTGATTGAAAAACTTACTCCTGAAGACAAGGAGAAAGTTGTCGCCGCACTAGAAGAGTCGTCTATTGACGCTGCCTCCATTGTGCGCTTTATAAACAAACGTGGCATTGACGCCAAGCATCCGGCACTACTTCGTCACCGCAAAAAGGAATGTATCTGTTATGGCGTCCAAAAAAATTGACCTAACCGAATTTTATCGCACACGTTTGCGTCCGGTGGAGATTGACAACACCGACATTGACGCTTTGTGCGAAGCGGTTATGAAGCGTAAGCCAGCCAAGGCGGTTAGTGGCCCCGAGGGCGACATGGCAATGCTTTGCCTCTTAAGTGACTGGCAAATGGGAAAAAAAGAAGGAGGCGGCAGCGAAGCAATTGCTGACCGCATTTGTACCTTTCAAGACCGTACGCTTATGCGCTTGGCTGATTTAAGAAAAATTGGCAAGGCAATTACCACCGTGTACCTTGTAGGTCTGGGTGACCTTATCGAGCAATGCTCGGGACACTACGACATGCAGACCGCCATGACGGATTTAGACCGCCGAGAACAAATGCGTTTGGCTCGTCGCATGGTTTTGCGTTTTGTTGACCTTCTTGTGGACTCTGGATATCGCGTTGTATTGGGCGCTGTGCCCGGTAACCACGGTGAGAACCGCAATGCCTACGGACGCGCATACACAACGTGGACCGACAATGACGACCTTGCCATTTTTGACGGCGTTAATGAGGTAATATCTCACAACAAGGCGCGCTACAAGAACGTAGAAGTTCCACTTGGCGCTATTGCAGATGACTTAACGCTTACGTTGAATATTGCTGGCATCAACTGTGGATTTGCTCATGGCCACATGTTCCGCAATGGAAGCAACAAGAACTGGGTAAAGACCAATGGAACTATTGGCAAGATTGAATCGTGGTGGCTTGGCCAAGCAATGGGTCGCCAGCCAATTGCTCAGGCCGACCTTTTGTTCTGCGGCCACCTGCATCACTTTGTAGCGTCAGGAGCAACGGGGCGTCACGTATTTATGTCGCCGGCGTCTGATGGCGGTAGCACTTGGTACACCAGCGTTACTGGAAATAACTATCCGCCGGGTATGCTAACATTACTCGTCGGAAAGGGGTGCGGTGTCCTCGGTTGGAGCGACCTGCAAATTCTTTAGTGAAGAAGAACAAAGAGCCACAGAACGTAGCGCACGTTAAAAAAATGGTGCGCAAGTACAAAGAGCAATACAAGGGGATTACCTGGGTGCCCTGTATTGTTTGCGGAGACCTTTGCCCGCAATCAAAAGACCGTGAGCCCTACTGTCGTTACGACAGTGTGCACATGACTTGCACGTTGGACGAAACCTACCCGGCCCGCGTCAAAGAATTAAAAAAACAAAGAGCAGAAGAAGCGAAAATCTCTTTATTCTAGATTTAGGTGCTGCCACGCAGACTCCGTGTCTAGTCCAAGTGATGTAACTTCAAGGCGTTGTTCTGGCGTCGTTCCACCCCATACGCCATACTCAATCTTTTCGGTAAGCGAATAGTCAAAGCAGTCAAAACGCACAGGACAGTTTTCGCAAACTTTGATGGATTTCTGTACTAATCCAGACTGACCCCGCCCCGGAAAAAAGTCGTTAAACCCCATACCCTTGCACGCAGCGCGTTTGTAAAATTTAGGTCTTGTTATGAACTGAGACAAAAACTCAGCCATTTCAAACTCGGTAAAATTAAATGACACTTGGGTTACCAATACCAACATTTACAATGTGTTGATGACCGCGGACATAGGCTTCGTTGCGAGTCGCAACATTTGCGCTTCTTCCGCAAGAACATTTAATGGAGTATTCGTTTTTGACAGGGCCAATCTCTACGCTGTGTGTTTCTACGGGTTTTCCCATGACCATTTCCTAAATCCTCGGCGGTGAGCCTCTTCGGGGTTGACTGTAATTTGTGTGTGGCAGTAACGACATACTGCCATAAAGTTCGACAGGTCGTCGCTCACGATTTTACCACCAGCACTACGCGGAAGTATTTCGTGCACGTCAACGGAACGACCAAAGCAATTGTCGTCCCAGTACGCCTGACATTGGGGGTGCTTAGACAAAAACTCCGCCACGAAGACGGAGCGTTGCTTATATATATCTTTCATCTTTTTGGAGCGGGGCTTCAGTGACTTAGTTGCTGATAGCCCCTTTTTTGCTTTTAAAGATGACGTTGCTTTTAATGCTGTTTTCTTAAGTTCGCTGTTTGCTTTTAAGGGCTTGCGTCGTTCCACTACTAATCAGTGTGCTGCTGCTGCGAATCAAGTATTGAAACAAGCCGGCGGTAACGACGCAACTCAAGTCGCAAATTCGTTACCTCTTTGGAGAGTTCAGCATTTTCTGTTTCAATAGCAGTAATGTATTGCTCTATTTCTCTTTCGTATGACAATTTAACTCACCTCTCGGTATGAAGCCATAAGACTGCGCAACGCTTCAAGTTTACTACGCACCGACATTAAAGCCTGTCTAGTTGCGTCGTGCTTTGCTTTTGCTGCTTCCATCGCAAACTTTTCCGTTTCCGTTTCTACAGTGGCAATGTCTTCTGCGGCGTCGGCAGTGACTTTTTTGCCTTCGCCAGAAGTGCGAGCAATGAGCCGACTCTTAGCAAAAGCAACCTTATACAAAGACTCGGCGGCCCCGAACTCGTCTGCCGTTACCGCAAAATCCTTCGTGAGCGTTTCCATTTGGTCGATGGCATGACGCATAGCGTTTTCAATGTGCGAATAACTAAGCGGAGCCGAGTAGTCGGGGCCGTCGGTCATTGGTTAAAACTGCTCTTCGTCGTATTCGTACGATGAGCGAGACTGTGATGGAGCGCCACCAGATTTCTCGTTCTTTGAGATGCTTGCCGTTGCAAAACGCAACAGTGCACCCGCGTCGTCGGCGACGATTTCAACAGCGGTACCCTTGGTGCCGTCGTTCTTGTCGTACTGACGAACCTCAAGACGGCCGGTGACAATAATGCCACTGCCCTTAGCGAGAGATGCGCTGATGTTTTCGGCAGTCTTACCGAAGGCCACAACGTCGTAGAACGAGGTGGTTTCCTTGTCCTTTACCTTGCGAGTCTCGGCAACGCCAAAACGAACTCGAGCCATACCGCTGTCGGTGAACTTCAACTCAGGGTCGCGAGTAAGGTTGCCGGTAATTGTGATTGATGAACCCATGTGGATTCCTTTCTATTGTTCCTGAAGCGACTTCAGGTGGTCAATGACCAACTTGGCCTCGTCAAAGGTCAGGTCAGTCAACTTGTCGACCTTACGGCCAACAAGCGTGTCTATGGTGTCGTACATCGTTGCGTCGTCCCAGTTCAGGCTCTTGTGCGTAATGGCCCAAATCATCTTGGTCATTCCGTCAGTTGCCATCTTGCCACCGGTAGCAGAAGCAACCTTGCCACTAAGGCTGTTGTTTGCTGACTTAGGTGCCACAGCGGACGACTGCTGTGGTGCGCTCTTGGGGAGACTTGCGTAGTTGCCGTCATCGTCGTTGTCCGCAACAAGGCCAAGTGCCGACATGTAGGCGTAACGACGCGCATACGTAATAGCCGAGCCCTGACCCTGAGGGTCATTCTTCGGCAGGTGCAACTTCATCGTGTGAACGATGTACTCGCCGGAGGTGTGAGCAAGGTACGTGGTAAGAGTGTCGTTGTTGGCGTCGTCGTAACCAACAAACTGCATAACCGACAAACCGTTCTTGGTCAAAATGGGCGTGGCCTGAAGAACAACGTCTGGCAGAGCCGCGTACTTTGACTTGAAGAATGGGTTGTCAGAAGTCTTGGGGATAGCCGAGAACTCGCCCTGTGCGGAAACGAGTGCGGTCACCAATTCCTTGATTGAATCGCTTTGCATATATTCCTTCTTTCGTGTCGCTTCTTTACGACTATTAAATACTAGCATCGTCGCTAGGCGGTGTCAAATACTTTTTGACAAAAATTGCGTTGGCTTCATACTCCCAATAACCGATAGCCGTGTGCAAAACAAAACCCCTGGTCTCGAGGTAATTCTGAATGTCTTGGGCAAGGGTGTGGCCTTCGTAATACGGCTTAAGCCCAACCTCGGTGTAGATGATTTCTACGTCATCGATGGCGTCGCCAAAACCCTTGAGCGTGTTTAACTCATTGCCCTGCACGTCCATCCAAATGACAGTTTTTTTGCTGAACAAACCGTTGTCGGATTTATAATCGTCGTAACGCTTAGCCTCAACAGTTGTCTCAACGTAGTTGATGGGAAACACGTCAAAGTCGTCCATCGGCTTTAAAAGCGAACTACACCCCGCCAAATTTGTTGAAGCAAAAAACTTCATCTCGCCGTTGGCATCGGTCAAAGCGAGTTGCTCCACCTTGACGTTACTTAACTGCTCCAACGTTTCTCGACAAACGGCGTTTTGGTAAGGGTTGGGCTCAAACGCAATAATCTCAGCGTTGGGGAAGGCGTCCCGCATAAAGTAACTTTCGTTACCATTACAGGCACCAATGTCCAAGACGCGCTCAACTTTTTCCTCGCCAAGCAATTCTTTTACTAAGTTGACAAAGCGATGAAAATTAACGTCAGGCCAACCTAGCGGTGTCTTTGACATATCGGGAGTGCGAGGTTTCCACTCAATAGGAAGAGTCCCATCGCCAAGTTCGAACATGAACAGCGACGCCGTTCGAGCCGTGGACGCCATTGTAAGGCACCCATAATTCTTACGATTGTCTAGGTACTGCTGGATTCCGTTGTAGCGCAGATTAAAGCCAAACGTGATGTACTCGTATCCGCCCATTACGCCGTTCTGGTACGAGATGCGACCAAACACATCTCGATGAACCAAATAGCAACAATGCACAAGGTCGACTGGGTGAACTCCGGGGTTGCGCCTATACAGCAAATCCATATAGCCTTCGGGGAATCGCTCTTCGCCGCCTTCAAGAAGGTTTTGCGTATCTCCGTAGTGAGTGACAACGTTAGTAAAATTGGCGCTTGTGTAGTCTGTTCCCTTTAGAAGATACGGCGGGATTTCCGCGCACTCCAATGGGTTGACTGCGTAGCGCAACAATGGTGCCACAACTGGAAGATTTAATTCGACTAAAGACGAAAGTGTTTCCGGCAGAATAAAGTTGTCAACGTCGCAAGTAAAGAAGAAGTCGGCGTTTAAGTCTCGAGCCGTCATCAAACCTTTGTCTCGCAAGTGACGCATAAGGTCTACTCGGCCCCCGTCCCAATTGTGGTTGCCGTAAAACTCGGGGCGAAACAGCGAAGGGCTGTTGTCGTAAATAACGTCGCGATATTCACCGCCATGCCACCTAAGCCAACTTTCAATAATGCTTTCCGTGGCATCAGTGTTGTCGTTGGTGCGGACGTAAAGGGTTATGTCTTCCTTTGGGTAATCCTGTTCCTGTAGGCACTGAAGGTACAGCGGTAGCATGTCCTCGCCATTTCTGACGAGGACATGCCACACGACGTGCGGAGCCATTACTTGATTGCTCGCAATACTCGTGCGCCCGCACGGGTCTTGGCAAATTGCGAGTAAACCTCTGGCATGGCTTCCTTCAAAGCCTTGGCGTCCAAGACTTCGCTGTCGCTGTTTGCCTTGTACGACAGAATTGGCTTTCCGTCAACAGTGGCGTACTCGGCGCTACCGACAATCTCAAGAATCTTGGCGCGCAAAGCCTTGCGCTTGGTGTCGGCTTCGTCGGCCTGCTCCTTGGCTTCGTTGAACTCACGCCACAACTCGGCCAACTCGGTTCCACCTTCAACGCCAACACCTGCTTCGTGGCGTGGGTAACGTGCAGAAAGCGCACTTTCGGTTGCCTCGCTACCATCGGTGTCTGGGGCAATCTGCATCTCTACAAGGTCCCAGAACTGCGACTCGTTTACAACAAGGTTTTCGGCGACTTCTTCATCCCAATCCATGTGGCGAACCTGAAGCCCAGAACCGCCGACCAATGCGGCAAAAGTAATGTTCTTCCAACCGGTAGTGATGCCGTAGTGGTATCCCTGGAGCATGTAACTGAGCGGAATTGCGTTGTTTGCCCAAGCGCCGGGGTTTCCGGGGCTTGCGATGCCGGCGGTCTTAACTTCGAGAATGCCGTGTACGCCGTTAGGCTCGATAACGCTTTCCCAGTCGGTAACAACACCGGCGGGGAAGTTCTCGCTGGGCTCGACAATTACAAAGTCGAGGTTGGCAAACATAAACGGGTTTTCCTCGGACACGAGGATAACCGGCCAAGCGACAACAGCCGCGTTGTAGTCCTCAGCGTACGCTTCGGCAATGGTGCGCTCCAAGCGGTGACCCCACTTAGTTGCCTCGTTGCCCTCAAAGTCGCTGGGAATAATGCCAGTCTTCTCGCCCCACAGAGCGTATGGTGACTTGTACTTGTTGACACCACAAACGGTGCCTGCGTCAGACCCACCAAGTCCACGAAGGCCACTGCGAATCTCTTCCCATTCCTTCATGGTCTTACCCCAAACGGGGATTACTGATACCTTGTTCACTTGCTTTCCTTCTTTCTTAGTTTGATTGTTCTTGCAACATTGTCTTGGAAGTCGAGAACGCCTAGTTCACGAAGTTCCTGACACACACTATAAACCGTGCCTAGTGACATGCCAGTCGCAACCGACAAATCACGGTAACTCGGTCCGTAGTTGTGACCACGATACCACTCACGAACGGCGTCCGCAAGTGCCTTTCGATTAACTTTTTGACGGTTGAGTTTTTCTTTAGCGCTCGTCATCTTCCACCACTTCCATCGTCAGGTTGCCGGACAAAGCCTTCACGCGAACGTACAACTCTTCGTACAACTCTTCGCTGGACTCAATCTTCAACTTCGCCTTATTGCGACCGTTGGCAAACTGCTCACCTTCATAGTAAATCCAAGCACCCGACTGACGCAAAACGCCAAGTTCGATGGCGCAATCAAGCAGAACGTTTGACTTTGGCACGCCTACGCCGTACTCGAGGTCGAACTCTGCCTCACGGTAAGGCGGAGCAACCTTGTTCTTGACAACCTTGACACGAGTGCGGTTAGCGGTTGCTTCCTCGCCCTGTTTAATTGTCTTAATGCGTCGAATGTCAAGACGCACAGAAGCCGCATAGCCGAGCGACTTGCCGCCAGGGGTGTATTCCGAAGGGCCGTAAATCTTGCCAATTGACTCACGCAACTGGTTGATGAAGATTACAAGCGTGTTGGTCTTGGACGCCGCGCCAGTAATCTTGCGCATCGCTTGACCGATAATGCGTGGCTGGAGACCGACGAAAGCATCGCCGACTTCGCCTTCCAGTTCAGCGCGCGGAACCAAAGCGGCCACGGAGTCGATAACAACAACGCCAATTTCTCCGCTCTCAATCAAGCGAATGGCAAACTCCAACGCCTGCTCAGCATTCCCCGGCTGAGAGAAGATAAGCGAAGTTACGTCAACGCCAATGGCGGTTGCGTAGTTGGGGTCAAAAGCGTGCTCTACGTCAATGTAAGCACAGACCAAACCTTCCTTTTGCGCCTCAGCAATACAGTGAAGCGACAGCGTGGACTTGCCAGACGACGGCGGACCGTACATCTCAACAATGCGACCCTTGGGCAAACCACCTACGCCCAGCGCCAAGTCCAGTGGCAAAATGCCGGTAGGAATTGTTTCGACGGGCTTAATGTCTTCCCCGGTCAGGCGCATAATTGAGCCAGCACCAAACTGCTTATTAATGTCTTGCAATACAGACTCCAGCGAACCACTGGTTGACGCTGTTGATTTTCGAGCCATACATCTCCTTTGTTTGTTTAGCCAGCATAGCAGAACAAATGTACAACGCGCAAGTGGACGCCGTTAAAAAAAATAATTAGGCTATCGCCATGAACCCAAAATTCTTTTACGCAAAACGCAATACCGCCTGGATTGTCGGGGAGGAGATTTACGTTGACGCTCGTTTCAGCCAAGCGTTTTTGCAGGATTGCCGTGCAATTGAAGGCCGGCGCTGGATTGCGGACAAAAAAGTAAACGCCTTCCCGTTATCTTCAACGCCAATGGTTAAGGCTTTGGCATCTAAGTACAACATATCCCTGCCGGCCGAGTTAAACAAGGTAGACGACGGCAAGCATTTCTCCGATTCGGGGGAGCGTTACAACGTAACCCTTGAGGGAGACGAAATTGTCATCCGTTTTGACTACAACCCCAGCATGATTGAAGCGGTGCGGATGTTTATCCCGTCAGTCCGCTGGGATGGTAAGAACAAGGTGTGGCGCTGTCCAATTAAAAACTCCCCCGACGCCTTGAAATTTGCGGTGGAAAACAGGCTGCGCATGAGCGAGGAACTTGTTGACCGTGCCTCAGAGGTAATGGAACAGTCCATCGCACTACTCAACGCCTCTCAAGCAATTGACGCGGACGTGGAAATCCCAGGCATTGCCATCCCCCTGTTGCCGTATCAGCGGGCGGGGGTTTCCTACATGAAACGCGTGCGGCGTGGCATTATCGGAGACCAGCCCGGTCTTGGTAAAACAGCACAGGCTATTGCGACAGTCGCCTCAGAAGGCCAGTTCCCTATGGTTGTTGTATGTCCAAATACATTGAAATTAAATTGGCAGCGCGAGATTAAAAAATTTTTCCCAAAATTAACGGTCTCCGTCCTTTCGGGCAAAACATCTCAAAAAATCGAGCCTTCCGACGTAATCATTGTAAATTACGACATTTGCTTGGAACGAAACACTGACATTTTTGAGCACGGGTATCGTTCGCTCGTTGTTGACGAGTCTCACGCCATCAAGAATGGGCAGAAGAAACATGGTTGTCCATCGTGCGGTGCGTCGTTGCGTGCGAATTCCAAGATGTGTTATGCGTGCAATACTGCGTGTGAACGTCCGCTAGAGATTTGGACTGTTCGACGGACTGCGGCGGTGATGCAGTTGGCGAAGGCTCTGCCCCCGGAAAATTTTGTGCTGTTGTTGACCGGTACGCCGATTACCAATCGCCCCGACGAGTTGATTCCGCAGTTAGAAGCGGTCGGCCGACTTGACGCGTTTGGTGGCCCGTGGCGATTCAAGAACCGCTACGCCCCGAAGCGCAACATTGCTCGTAACACCACCGAACTAAACTTGAAACTCCGCGAGTTGTGCTTTGTGCGCCGGCGCAAAGAAGACGTTTTCGACGAACTGCCGGAACTGCGCAACGCCGTTCAGTACCTTGAGGTCAGCAAAACCAACATGAAGGAATACCAACGTGTTGAGGTCGACGTTGTTGAGTACTTTGCCCAGCGAGCACAAGCGTTGGCGGAAGAAGAAGGCAGTGACGGAACCGACGCGTATTGGCAGAAGCGTATTCGTCTTGAGGCGGCGCAGAGTCTTGTGAAAATCACCGGTTTGCGTGACGTGGTATCCAAGATTAAGTACGACGCCGCTATTGAGTGGATTGACAACTTCTTGGAGGCCGGCGACGGCGAAAAGGTAATCATCTTTGCCGAGCACATCGATTTTGTCGAGCGACTGTACGACCGTTACAAGAAAATCGCCGTAAAAATTCGTGGCGGGGTGTCGGTGGATGACCGGCAGAAGGCGGTTGAAAGTTTCCAGAACGACCCCAGCGTGCGCTTATTCATAGCCAACATGACCTCGGCCAGCGAAGGCTTGACATTGACCGCCGCGAGCGATGTAATATTTTGTGAACTAGGATGGACACCTGCTCTTCACGAACAGTGTGTTAGCCGGTGCTACGCCCGAGCCAACGACATGCACGGCGCAACCGCATGGTATCTACTCGTTTCAGGAACTATTGACGAGACCATGTACGACCTGTTAGAAAAGAAGAAGGTTGTTGTTGACGCCGTTACTGACGGCAAAGAAGTAGAGGGTGGCAGTGTTATGGATGGATTAGTTAGGGAACTAACGGAACGAGGTAGGAAATGAACGACGAAGTAATTGGGTATCGGTACGCCGTTGTCCCCGAGTGGGTTTTGGACGCCGAGATTAGCGACCGGGCTGTGCGTGTTTTTAGCATCCTGTCTCGCTATGTGGGTGCCAACGATTCAGCGTGGCCATCACGTACGACTATGGCTGGGCGGATTAACTGCTCAGTTGACAGCCTTGACCGAGCACTTAAGGAACTAGTTGACATTGGTGCCATCAACATTGAACGTCGACAGCGGGAAGACGGTTCGTACAGCAGTTCGCTTTACTACGTGTGGCCGCACCTTGGCCTCCAGGTAGCCGCACAGGTGCCCCCACCTAGCCGCATGGTTGCGGCCACCCTAGCCGCACCGGTGCGGACACATGAAGGAACCACAAAAGAAGGAACCACAACTAACTCTGAAGTTTCTGCGACGAAGCGCAAAAACAAGAAGGTTGATTACACGGCAGACTTCGACGAGGTGTGGAAGGTATACCCGCGTCGCATCAACAAGGGCGGTGCCTACAAGGCGTACTGCGCAACAGTGAAGCGTGGCGTGTCTGTCTGCGATTTGATTAACGCAGTGGCCGAGTACGCCAAGCAACGTGAGGGCAAGGAAGAAGCGTTTACTCTTCACGGCGCTACCTTTTTTGGCCCAGACGAACGCTGGCGTGATTACCTGCCGGTGGTCGAAAAGATGAGCATCGAAGACCGCGTATCAGCGAATATTTACGACGATTACGACCGCTCCGGCAAGTGGGCCGACAAGAATGGAAAAGTTCTTATTGACAACCCCGCCAAGCATGGCTACAATCGTCCTGTCAACTCAATGGGGCAGTTGGTAGATGCGAATGGGGCCCCATACGAGTTGGATACGGCTAGCGGTAAGCGCAAGTACGTAAGCGAATAGAAAGGAAAAGTTGGTGGGCGAGTTAAAGATTCCGCACGATTTGGTTGCCGAGAGAAGTGTGCTTGGTTCAATCATTATGAACAAGGACAACGTGTACGAAGCGGGCGGGGTGATTGTAGAGACTGACTTCTACAGCCCCCGCAACGCATCAATCTTCCGCGCAATGGTCAAGTTGGCCGGCGAGGGCAAGGTCGTTGACCCCATTACCATCGCCGACATTACCGGCAACTCGGATGACGTTAGTTATCTAATCAGCGCCAGTATGGACGTTCCCAACTCCAACTCGGTTGTGAACTACGCGGAGATTGTCTACAAGCACAGCGTTGCTCGTTCGATGAGCAAGGAACTGGAGAGCGCCGTCGATGACATTCGTTCCGGTGGCGACCCATTCGATAGGGCAAACTCGGTAGAGAAGTTCATTAACAGCATCGGCAACATAAACGCTGGCGGTCCGGAGTCAATGACTCTGTACGAACTGGAAGCGAACGCCGACGCCATTGCACCGGTGGTTATCCCCGGCATGATGAACACGGATTACCGCACAATTGTGGTGGCCGAAGAAGGTAGCGGTAAGTCGTTGCTCTTGCGTACCATCGCAATGGCCGCGTCGCAGGGCTACCACCCATTCAGTCACCAGCGTATTGAGCCGGTGCGCGCTTTGGTTATCGACCTCGAGAACCCTACGCAGGCAATTACGCAGACCGCCGTTCCGTATATGGACATGCTCCGCTCTCGCAGTGAGGCATTTGGCACGCACGACTTTGACCCTGAGCGACTGCGGTTCTTCCGACGACCCGCCGGTATCGACATTCGTACGCTTGCGGCTCGTAGTGAGATTCAGCGTGAGATTGCTTTCCATCGGCCACAGTTGGTCTGTATCGGACCTATCTACAAGATGTACCGCCGTGGAGCAAACGAATCGTACGAAGACTCGGCCGACGAAGCGATGGCCGTTCTTGACGAACTGCGCACCAAGTATGGTTTTGCTTTGATTATGGAGCACCACGCGGCCAAGGGTAAGGCCGGCGAGCGACGCGAGTTGTCTCCGATGGGCTCTCAGCGTTGGATGGCGTGGCCCGAAGTAGGCATTTCGTTGTACAAGGATGGCCGTGACCCAACCACGATGCACGTTCGCCGTTACCGTGGCGACCGACTTCAGGGCGTTTCGTGGCCTGACCGTATCATGCGAGACAAGACTTGGCTCGTTGAAGGAGTATGGGATGGGGGTCTCTAATGACCGTAGTTATCGCTTACACAAACAGCCGAGAGTCGTGGATGGTATCAGATTCCGCCGCAATGACGGAAGACGGTTCGTCGATTATGGTGTCATCTACGCCAAAAGCCGTTAAACACGCGGGTAATGGAGCAATTGGCACCGCCGGTTCGTGGCGCGTAATTAATGTCCTTAACTCCTTGCAAAAGCGACGTTGCGGTGGTAAAATGGTCGTAGAAGCACTTCGCAACATGAAGGGCGAAGAAGAAGCCGTTAAGAGCAGTGAAGTCCTGCTTGTGTGGCCGAACAGACCGATAACCATAGTGCACAGTGATTTCGCCATCATTGAGTACGACCGGCCATTTATGGCCATTGGTTCAGGTGCGCCGTACGCGCTCGGGTATCTCGAGTCGTGTCGACGTATTGGCGAGGCAGAACTTACGAAGGCTGTGGAAATTGCAGCCAAGTATGTTCCGTCTGTAATGGGACCAGTGAAAAGTATTCATTGCGTCGCTAAGTAGAAGGGAACTGATGAAGTTCTTAACCACTTTGGCTGTTGTAAGTTCGTTAGTTTTTGCTCCAAGCGCCACCGGCGTAGAAAAGCATCACATTATCAACACAACAAAAGCAGTACCCCGCGTTCACCACGTAAGCCCAATGACAATGCTTCCAGCAACAAGTCGCCAGGGATTTACGTGCATAATGTGGGTGGAGTCACGTTCAACCCCGACCAAGTTGAACACGACGGATTACAATCCGTCAAGTGGCGCAGGTGGCATATTCCAGTTTGTCCCGTACATCTGGCAGTACGCCGCAGGTCAGTTGCACATACGTACAATGTACGCGCAACAAGCAACGGTGAGCGAGCAGTTTAAAGTAGCCGCTTACTACTATGATAGGAACAATGGCTTTAACCCCGAGTGGAGGGGTGACTGCTAAGAAATGAGGGAAAAGATGAATTACGAAGAGTGGTTGCAGTTTGGAGTCGAAAACGGCTTTTGCTCCGCCCCGGTGTGTTGCGTCCACGATGGAATGCCAATGCACGAAACGGAGGAGCGGGCTTGGGAAGAGGGTGGTGACCCTTGCCAAGTTGTTGTCCGTTTGGGCACTCCATCTGACTGGGAATTGCCCGGTTGGTGGTTCAATGAGGATGTTGAATAATGTGGGGTTGGGCCAAGAAAGCCATTTGTCGTGATTCTGGCGTTAACTTTCTGGTTAAGGAAGTTACCCCCGAAATAGCAAGTCTGTGTGGTGCCTGCCCGGTGCGGGAAGAATGCTTGAAGCACGCTATCGAGCATGAGGAATACGACATTTGGGCGGGCACCACGCCAGACGAGCGACAAGTATTGCGCAAAAAAGCAGGCTTCCCCAAGCCTACGCCCGAGCGTTTGATGAACGCATACTTCAAGCCAATTCAAGACCCCGACATTCCTCACGGAACGACGCGTGGTTATCACATGCACCGCAAACGCGGTCAAGCGGCCTGCAAAGAATGCTTGCAGAGTCGTCGAGCAAAACAGAAAGTATGAAATGAAGAAATCTTTTTTCAAAGAAATTGTGGCCCCCAAAATTTGGGAGTACTCAAAAGACAAGATTGACCGAACCGGCAAGGTTGTTGAGTTCCGTTTGAATCCGAGGGACTAATGACTCACGAAGAACTTTGGGCTGAGCACTATCCGGAAACAAAAATCCCCGGTAGTGAATCACCCCAAGAAGGCAAGTGCGGAGCAAAACTCCGCAACAAGGAACTCAAGGAACTTGGCATTGACCGCTATTGCGTGAAGACCGCCGGCATGGGCACCAATCACTTTGGTGAGGGTACGTGTAAGTGGCACTTTGGCAATGCGCCCAATCACGTCAAGGGTGCTGTCCAAAAAGTTATGAAAAAAGAACTGGCCACCATTGCTGAGCAACTTGGTGAGCCGGAACCTTTGGGGCCGCCAGAAATCGAGGCGCTTCAACTTGCGTCAAAGATGAAAGCGTGGTCTGTTGCGCTTGAGCAAAAGTTGGGCGAACTCAACGGTATTCTTGAGGTGACCGACAAAGCCGGCGTAGAACACGTGCGCGCGCTGATTGAAATTGTTGAGCGTGCGTGGGAGCGTTATCAAGGCGCACTCGAATTCATGCTGAAGTACGACTTGCGCAAGCGAGTGATTGAACTTGAAGAACATCAGGCCAATCTTGTTGGCGCTGCGTTTATGGCCATCATTCTTAGCAAGGACCTTAAGTTGTCCGAAGGTCAGATTAGTCAAGCCCGACGGATGTTCGCTGAGCGAATGTCCGAACTAGGCGGAGCAATGGAGCCGTCTTGGGCTCTTGGCGTTATTGACGCCGACGTTGTAGATTAACAAAGCGGGGTAGGTTCGTTCCTGGGCCTACCCCGCTCTGAATCTAGTCTACTTCTTTTTTTCTTTTTGATGGTGCAGGGCCAGCCAATTCAAACGCCGTCATCAAACTTTTGTTGGATGGGCATTTGTGAGCGGCGGAACTTGCAATAGCATCTACTACAAGTTTGCACTTAGGGCAGATGAATCTATTCACTGGCCTCTTCTTTCGGTACGAGTTCCGCCTCTACAAAGCATACTTTAACCCGACCTGATAAAACAAGTGTTTCCCAATCCCACAATTCTGGGTCTATTTCTGCTTCCTCAAGCGTCAAACTTATCTTGGCCCTAACGTCGTACTGCTTTGTTTCAAGGGCAAGGTAATGGTCCAGGCATTCCTTAACAACCGAGTGGTCCCACAAAACAGTGGCCACAACCCTGCTGTTAGGGTCAATCAAACGCAACTCGTACTCTGGGGTGCGTTCGCCTTCTTCCAGCGGCAACGAATCGGCCAAGTATTCCACTGCTTGAAAAGGCGGGGACGCGGAAACAATTTCGCTAAAGGCTTCAAAAGCCTCTTCCGGCAAAACGTTATTTTCCTCAAAGAAAACGCCTATTTCGTTATAGACCCGAAACCTTTTTTCGTAAAGGGCAATAGTCCATTTACCCTCAGTTTCGAAAAAGTGCATTAGTCTTCAACTTCTTCCCAAATGTTGGAGTAAATCATTACCAGCAGCGCAGACATGGTGTCAATGGCGCAACTGTCAAGCGGATAAATCTTCTTGGCCTCTTCAACAAAGTCGTAGTAGGCATCGTTCTTTTCGTACTTAGTCTTCCCGGAGTCGGCAAAGTAAATCATCTCAATCTCTCTGCCGTCGGGCATGACGATGACGCCCTCCCAATTCCCGTTCTTAAAGACCTCGTTCATCTCGAAATAGTATCCCGAAAGCATTTCAATCTTGTCCGGGAACAACAACTCAAACTCGAGCGTGTCCATCTCTTTAACCATCTTCTTCACAAGAAACACGTGTTTCCCCTTTCCTTCAAAAATATTAGCGCAAATAGTTGAATTGGCGCAACTCCAGTTGCTATACTATTTAACGAAGAGCCCACCAACCTGTTCTTCATCTTGCATTGCCCTCCTTTCGCAGAAGAGCCCCCGTCGCAGAAATGTGGCGGGGGTCTTCTGTTTGTGTTACGATAATTAACGTGGATATAGAGGCCCTGCAAAACGAATCGCTATGGACGTTCTTGCTTCCCTGGGAAGACGACCTTGCCAAGCGCGTAGGCATCGGTCGAACGGAGCAGAACGAAGGCAAGTCTGACCGTGTTTCTTATGATGCCAGCAAACTTATGGCCGATAACGGATTGGCCAACATCCACGCCGCAGCGGCCGAAATCGGGGCATGCAAGGTATTAGGCGCTTATTGTTACTCCGGAGTATGGCCCGCTGAGGACCACTCACTTTACAGCGAACTGCCGGATGGCCTGTGGAGTTCACGAGAACTAGAGATTAAATGGCGACGTTCTGGTAAGAACATGCCGGTTGACCTAAAAGACGCCGAGGCTGGCCGACTTGTTCTATGGGTTGAGAGTAAACTTGGCGAGCCGTATGGTTGCGAGTGTAACTATTGTGCGCCGACAAAGCGCCACCAACACACCACTGTCAGAATTTTGGGCGGGGGAAACGCAGCCGAACTGTGGCACCTAGGCACGCCGTACAACAACGACAGGCGTAGGATGGCAGTGCCAGCAAATCGCATTACACCGATAAAGGAGATAGTTAAATGGGCAGGAAACTGAACTTAGTTGAGTCACGGATTGAAGTCGCACTGCGCGAGTCAATGAGCCGGTTGGGCTCGCAGAATCACGCAAAGGATTCATACGAGCGTGGCTACGCCATGGCGCTTCAAGATATGAAGTTTATGATTGAGGCCGTCAAGTAATGATGTGCCCCAGTTGCGGCGAGTGGGTTCCCGAGGGAACTTGGCACGACCGCGATGGATGTGCTAAGATAATTTACAGCGGCTTGACAACGACTGGCATTAATCCTCTAGACGGTGCAAAAGACTAGAGAGCCCTCTGCGTCAACAGGTTGAGTACAAGGTTGCACCCTCGAGGCTAACCCGCCACAGGACCCCCGGAGTCATGCCCGGGGGTTTTGTATTTCCCTAACAGATTTGGGCGGAGTTGGTAGGATTCGAACCTACGAGCGGCGGACCGCTGCCGGTTTAGCAAACCGGTGCCTTTAGCCTCTCAGCCACAACTCCATGGAGGAAGCGGTGAGATTTGAACTCACGGGGCTATGACACCCTTCAGTTTTCAAGACTGACGCAATCGGCCGCTCTGCCACGCTTCCCGTCAATGTTGTGCGCACATCTCTCCGGCATTGACTACCAGAACTTAAAACGTGCCCCCGGACGGATTCGAACCGCCGACTCCCACATTACAAGGGTGGTACTCTGGCCAACTGAGTTACAAGGGCTACAAAAATATTGTAGCAGGTACGTCAAAGTATACCCTGCGGGTACTTTTCGGGTACTTTTGCGCACCCCTTGTGACCAGGGAATATAACTTCTGGGCTATGGGGTACCGGCGCATGTCATGGTACTTTCAAAAAGTCGGCATGATAGTTGACTTTTACGGCGTATTAGTGGTAACATTTTTGGCGGGGGAAATCCCCGGAAAAGAGGAAACAATGAGTGCAGTGTTAGTGTTCTTATTCCCAGCCTTAGCAATTGCGTTGCTACTGAATTTCATTCGAATGTGGCGCAAGGGAGTCAAGCAGGGCTACTTCCAAAAGGGTAAGTTTGTCGCGACCGTTCTTCGTCGGAAGAAGTAGCGATGACTCAATACACCATTACTTTGGACCACGAGCAAGTTATGATGGTCCTAGGGTCTTTGGAGACCACCGGCACAATGCTTGACCAGATGGACGAGTACAAGATTGACCCGGTTACCAAGAGCCTTTTTGAAGTAAACAAAACAACCAGCAATTTAATCCGCAAGCAGACAGGACTATTCCAATGAGTCAAGACGAAAAGTACGTCTATCACATCACCAAACAGGAGTCGTCCATCATTCTGGGCGCTTTGGCGGCAGTTATCGAAGGCTTTGACGCCCAAAACATCGCGGAAAACAACGAGCACCGCGTTGAAGTTGTGGCCGCCTTCGACGAATTCATCCAGCAGTACCTAAACCAGAGCGAAGGAATTAGCAATGAGGAAGAATAAGCGCCTAGAGGCCAAGGTTCTCGAGTTAGAAACGGTCTGCCACAACATTATCGAGAGCCTGCACACCGCATTTGATGGTGTAAACGCCAACTTTGACGACGTTAACAAGAACTTCGCTCACTTTAACGACGAGGTTGAGAGCATTCGCAGCGTTGTCGAGCAACTCGGTGCGCTTCAGAAGATTCAAAAAGAGGTTGACACCTTCGATATCGAGCCCTTCAAAAAATTTTTGGGGGGGAACGAAACCGCCTTGGACCCGCGGCGTCAACCACGTTTCAGTATCGAGGACCTAGAGAACACAGTCGAACTCCTCCAGTCACTACAGGACAGGCACGAAGGCAGCGGAGAATACTTCGCAGGAGTACAGGATGCAATCGACTACATCCTCGACCTCACCGATGGAGTAGACCCTAAGAAGAACGGTCGTCTATGAGCGACACGTTTAAAAGCACCCCGGGCCGAGTCATTATTGAATTGGTCCACGAGGACAAGGTAACAGAGTCCGGCTTCGTCCTACCTAAGCACACTCAACCATTGCCAAAGACCGCCACCGTAATTTCGGTGGGGGCAGACACTAAGGACGACAAGGGCAACGTACTCACCAGCCCGGTACAGGTAGGAGATGAGATTGTCTTCGACCACGCTAAGGCTTATGGAATACAGTTAGAGGGTAAAGACTACGTAACGGTAACGTGGGACGGCATTCTGGCTGTCTTGCGTCCAGAGTAGTACCGGAAAGTACCTTTCCCCTACATCTTCCAAGCAATTATTGATGTTTGGGGAGAAAAGTATGCCGTTTTCGCCTGTCTAAATGCGATTTCACGCGCGTATGTGTACTTTTAAGGCCACAAACCCTACAGTAACTAACCCTTAATGTACCTTATTGTCATTAATGAGTAGTTAATAAGGTTTAAAATACACTTTTTTCACAGGCATTTTCAGTAAACGTCTGGCCCTTCGCGGCCACATCCGGGCGTTTCTTTAACGCGATACGTTGTGATGGCGCCCGCGCGATGGCATCGACGTCGGCCACGTCGTCAAAAATACATTTCTGTCACAGAGATTTTATGAAACTTTCTCCTCGACCTACTGCGCCCAGGCGTTTTTTATGCGCGATATGTGGCCATCGCGCCAGCGCGATTACTAGGTAGTTCTAGAATTACTCATCGCGCCCGCGCGATATGGGGGAAGCGGAGAACCCCACCCACCAGCCGAAGCCGGTGAGTGGGGCGGGGGAAAGGGTGAACCCTTTAATCTCCTGACCTTGTGCTACTCGGCGTAGCCGTCCTTGTATTTAGCGACGTAGGTAGCGTTGTAGTTCCGACTTGCTGGGATAAAGTACGACACACGACCAGCGTATTCGGACTTAGCACTGCTGGGATTAGACAAGACCTTGATAGCACCCTCAACAGTCGGCTGTTGGATAATGCGGTGCTTAATCATCATTTGAGCGCAGAGATACGCACCCAGCGTGAAAGCCTTGTCCTGACTGTCCGTCACCTGTCCGTCGCAGACCCAGATAATCGGCTCGCTACCTCGGCGGTGAGCGATAGCCCACTCCAACGCTGGGCCGTCCACGCCGTTGCCGATATTGCCACCAACCTTAGACAAGTCGCTAATACGCTTGCCCTTCTCCGCCAGCACCCAGAAGTTAGGCTTGTGAGCCACTTTCTTGCCGTGAGTGTAGCCCACGACCAGCGCACCGGGGCTTGCGTCGAGCAGTTGGTCGAGTTGGTCGCTAGACAAATCCATTGAGCCAGACAAGTCGATTACAACAATACCGCCGTTGGCACGAACTTTCCGTGAAAAGATACGCTTCTGGGGGTCGGTAAGTAGGCGAGAGGCGTTGCGAACCGCCTTGCCACTCGTCGAGTAGATACGCTTCTTAGCCAAGTGACCCTTAACCTGCTTGTCTGGGCGGTGAACTGTGTCCACCTTTAGCGGTGCGAACTGACCTGCCTGAAAGCCGGTGTCGTAGTTCACGCCACTAGACCCCTTGCTCTCGTCCTGAGAGATAGGACGCTGGAAACTAGCGATAATCTCCGCCACCTTGCCGGTGTAGTTGATAAAGCCACGTGGCAAGGTAGTGTCACTGTCCGACTTAAAGTGGATTAACTCGGTGTCTCCGATATTGCGAACAGTATCGTACTTGTTAACAACTTTCTTAACCTGCTTCGACAACTCGCCCAGAACAGTAGCCCACTCCTTGTTCACGGAGTTCACCCCACGCTTGTAGGCGTTAAACGCCTTAGTACCGACCAAGCCAGCACCGAAAGCCACCATCTCGTTAAAGGCTTCGGGCGTATTGGTCTCGGCAATACGCTTGCCTAGTGCGCTCTCTGTGCCGTCCGCAAGTAGGTCGAGGTCGTAGCCAAGTTTGCCGACAACGGCATTAACTCGCCACTCCTCGGCGCAAGATAATACTCGGTCAGATATTCCGTTAAACTCCGCCCACTCTGCTAACGCCTCGTGGTCGGTAGGGCTAATGCGAGTGTGAGCGAGTTCGTGCGCTCGCACCAACCGCACCGCGTCCTCGTTGCCGAACGGCACTTGGATAGTGTGAGTACCGAAGTCGGTAAAGGCTTCCCCTCGGCTTGAGCCACCGGCTCGGACTTTCCACGTCTGTACTCCCTCGGTGTCCTTGCGCAGTGCTTCCACCAACTCTGGATAGATAACGTTAGTTATCTCTTGCTTCTTTGTTGCCATAGTGATATTCCCTTTCACTGATGTACCGGCGTTTCCGGTACGTATCCATTGTAGCCCAGAACCCCCCAAATCGCGCGGGCGCGATTAGGGCTGGGTGGCTGGTAGGCAGGGGCGGTGTGTTACCACCGCCCCTACCGACCATTGTTTCACGTGAAACAACTACGCTCCCAAGCGACCGAAGCGCAGTGCTTCGATAATCGCCTCGGCACGTACCTTGCCGAACGTGAGTTCTGCCGAACGCTCTTGCGACAGACCGCCCTTGATAAGCGTGTCGTAGGCGTAGAACGCTCGCAACGACGCTCGGCGGTGAGGCTCGGCAGACACTACCGCCGTAGCGACAGTCCGCAAGTGTTCGGGCAACGTCATCAACGCTTCGGGGTGCGGAACGTTAATGTTCAGGGCAACCGGAAAGCGGTCACGCAACGCTGTCGGCAAGTCATCAGGACTTTCGATATTGGAAGTCAGGATAGCCGAGAAGCCGTCATAGGGTCGGATAGTCTCGCCGGTAGGCAAGTCCACCGAAGCCGAAGCCTCGCTGTCGGTGTAGGCAAGCAGAAGCGACAGAACGTCACCGCTGGCTCGGTCTACCTCGTCCACGACCAAGCGACCGCCGGTAGCCCACGCCCTAGTACCCTGTCCGTTGTGCCAGACAAACGCACCAGTCTCGCTGGGCATCCAAGCACCACGAACCTCGCTGTCCGTCATATCCTCAGTACAAGGGAGACGGAACGCTGGTCGGTCACCCAGTCCGTAGGTGAGACCGGCGTAGGTCTTGCCAGTACCGGGGGGGCCGTAGAGAACGACCTTGTTAATACCGGCGTCCAATACATCGTGGAAGTCCTGCCAGCACTGTGCGAGTGGCAGACCTGTGTTGTTGTTATACGGCATATTCTTTCCTTTCGTTGTCGGGGGCGTTTCCCTCGACGTATCCAGTGTAGGGGATAGACCCCCTAATCGCGCGGGCGCGATACCCAAACCATATCAGAAATTTCCTGAAATTCGCCTCGCGCCAGCGCGATACACCACATTAGCAAATGCCTGAACTATCGCGCGAGCGCGATGGTATCGGCCACAAAAAAATAGAGAAGCGGCTGACCCACCGCAACCCTGCTAGAGAGTTGCGGTGGGCGGGGAAAGGTACCCTTTAACAGCCTGACCTTTCGCTACTTACGCCCGACGAAGCGAACGTAGTAGCGGTTGAAGGTTCGGATACCCTCTCGAACTGTGCGGTACGCACGCTCGAAGTCGGGGCCTGCGAAGCGAGGCAGTCCACCAACGGACTTCTCGCTCTCCTGAACCAAAGCCCACTGGCCGGGGTTGGCACGTAGCGACAACTCAATGAGTGCGTACTTGCCGTTTCCCTTGCGTGAGTTTTTAGTTGCTACTGGCGGTTCCTGCCAGATTACTTCCGGTACTGCTTGGGGCTTGCCCATAGGTTTGTTTCCTTTCATACCTGCCGAGGCATCTCCTCGACAAATCCAGTGTAGCATTTCGGGGTCTAATCGCGCGCGCGCGATGCCATAGGTCTCCCCTGAATTACTCAGGGGATACCTATTAACTAGGGAACAACTCGGGGTTGAGTTTGCTCAGGACGGCCGGTATCTGCTTAAAGAAGTCCCCGCCAAAGACGTATCCGTTCTCATAAATAACGTGCACGCCTGCCTGGATAGCATTACCCTCGTCGTGTTGACGCAGAACAAACTCCCACAGACTCTCTCCGTTTCGAACAGCATTGTTAAGTTGCTCCAGTCCGCCCTCACCAATCGTTCGGGGGTCTAGTAACAACATACCGATAGCATCACCATAACCGCCATCTTTAGCGATATACACCAACTCGTTGCTAGTGAACTCCTTTGGTTCTGTCTCTTCACACATATTTACTCCTATCTAAATTTGGCCAGGGCTTTCCCAACCAATACAAGAATAACATAACCCCCGAAAATCGCGCGGGCGCGATACGCGAAATACTCTTTCGACACGAAGTTTTTGTGAAACTTTTCCGAGGTCGTGCCGCCCGCGCGTTTCTTTAGGATTTATTGACGCCGCCATCGCGCGTGCGCGATTGGGGGAAAGCGGTGGATTACTCCACCGCCCCCTCGGTCTCGGTTGCCTTGCGGTTCAGCACGTAGTCCGCCGACTTCTGTGCTCGTGCCACTGCCTTGACCAACAACTTCGGGTCGTTCTTAAGCACCTTGTACCAACTCGCCACGTAGGACGCTGAGTTGTCCAGCGTTTCTGGCAGAATGCCAGTCTCGGCGGACAGGAAAGCAGCGGTGAACTCTGCCACCAACTCTTCCTCTGAGTAGCGTGCCGAACCGAAGCCGTGACCCTCAACGACACCCTCTCGGTTGAGCCGGTTCTTGTGACCAGTTGAGTGGGCAATCTCGTGGAAAGAAGTGGCGTAGAAGCCGTGGTCGGTAGTGAACTTGGTTCGCTCGGGCAACGTGATGCTATCGGTCAACGGCGAGTAGAAAGCCCTATCTCCGTCATACGACAACTTAGGCGCACCCTCTCGCCCGAAGTAATCCCCTACAACTCGCTGAGCACCTTCGATAATTTCGAAGTCTGGGCGAGAGAACGGCGCTTCGTACTTGGGCGCTCCCTTCTCCCATTCCGCTTGTTCGGCGTTAAAGACAGTGAAGTAACGCATCACCACTGCCTTCTTGGGCTTGCCGTCGGCGTCCTCGGTCTCCAACTGACGCCACAGAACTACCGGCGTACCCTTCTCGCCCTTGATGACGTTGCCACCAAGTTCGGTAATCTGCTTGTACGTACCCCACCAAGGCGAGTTGTAGCCCTTGGCATATGCGGAGAACGACAGAAGCCAGTGGTTAATGCCGTTGTACCGCTTGCGTGAGGACAGCGACTTAGGCACGTATCCACTCGCCACCCACTCCTTACGCCAAGGTGCGGTACCTTCTGCGAGTTGGTCAATAATCGTCTGGGCCACTACTTCGTAGGCGTTCATTTCATCCCTTTCCGTGTCGGCGTTTCCGGCACACAAACAGCGTATCAGTTGGTTCCCCAAATCGCGCGCGCGCGATATGTTCGGGGGATACGACAGGGTGGGTTTCCCCACCCTGTCGCACCGGCTAACCCTGCGCTTCTTGCGCTTTCTGCGCCTTGCGTTCCTCAATCTGCTTGTTGATGTTCCGAGTGAACTCGTCGCTAGTGAAAGTTGACTGGATGATATTTGAGTAAGGTGCCAACTTGTTGAGCAGGTCGCGGTAGTCGTTGGCAATAAACTGAAGTGCCAAGTCGTTCTCGTCAGCCTGCCACTCAACGTAAGCACCTGCCGTAGCCAGCAAGACAGCACCGCCCAGCAACTCAAACTCCTTCTCGTTGATGATGAAGCCCTCGTGGTTGTGTTCGTGTTCCGACATTGTTTCCTTTCCTAACCGGCGTTTCCGGTATGCCAACAGTGTATCAACAAATCCCCTAATCGCGCGGGCGCGATGGGTGGCAACTACCCCAAACTTCGGGGTAGCCACCGGCTAATCGGTACAGTGGTCGGAGCAGTTGCCACAGTCTCCGCACCGGCCGTCACGACTAGCCAAATCATACGACTTTCCACAGGTGTCGCACTCGCCAAGTTCGTCCTCATCGGCCACCTCGGTTATCTGCCAGTCGGCAAACTCCCAAGAATAGGGGCTTTCTAGTAACTGGTCGGCCTCGGCTATGTGGTTCATAAAGACCTGAACCGCTGGTTCGACTTCCTCGGCGCTGGTAGCCTCAACAAAGAACTCCAGCACTACCCTTGCCTGATAAACGTACTTACTCATCTCCGCCACCTATAGACCAGATAAGCGACCCGATAGCCGTAGCCAGTTGCTCGTTGGCATCGTTGCCGATACGACCACGCAAGTCTCTTAGGTTCTCAATGAGCAAAAGGCGTTCGTATTCCGACAGCCCCTCACTCATCGTCATCATCCCACTCATCCCCACTGTCCTCGCCCAGACTGTAGCCAGTCCAAGTGACGTAGTGGAAGCGACTGCGCACAGTCTCGATAACGTGGTCGTAGTCACCGCTAAGTGCCTCACTGATAAAGTTGTCAATCTCTTGACGAGACTCGCCCAACTGACTTAGTGCTGACTTAGCCTTAGCCACGATAGACAAGGCGTTTCCGTCTGGGCCCTTTAGGTTGCCCAAATCTAGGGTCACTGCGTATTGCGTTGCCACTGTGTTTCCTTTCTTGCTCGGGGCGTTTCCCCTTGCGAACCCAGATTACCAAACGTCTCCCCAATCGCGCGGGCGCGATAGAAGCCACCGGCCTCAAACTTCGAGACCGGCCGGCTCAGCAGGGAACAAAGACGTAGCCGTCAACGAACCAAGCGCCCCCATAACGCATATCAGTCCACATACTTTCGTAGTCAATGTACGCTTCCAAACCATCGGGGATGATGTAATACTGACTAGTCAACTCCTCAGCGTATTCCTCACCGCTGTCATACGCTCCCCGATAACTGTCCTCTAGTGAGCGCCGAAAGTCGTCGACGTCGGCCTTCTCATACGTTGCCCAATAAGGGTCGTTGTTGTAGAAAGCGACAACGGCGCCCTCTGGTGCGGTTTCCTCACACGCCTCAATGTATTGCTGTAAAGTTGGCATACTTACCTTTCTTGGGGGGCTTTTCCCCGCCGAAACCAGAATAACAGAAACCTTCCCAATCGCGCGTGCGCGATGGTTGGAAAGGTGGGCGTTCTAGAAGCCTCTGAGAGACCCCTAGAACGCCCTGTGACGGCCGCAAACTAGCCGTCAGTATGGTTACCACCAACTATCATAATAGACCTCGTAGCCGTCCTTGATGGCACTACGAGCCTGTTTAATGAACTTAAGGTCATCCTTCTTGTAATAATCGTCTCCGTCATCACCGAAGAAGAAGCCAGTGGTGCTGGGAAGCAACTTGTTCTTGACGCACTTCTCCAAGTCGGCCAAGTCCTCTAGGGTGAGGCGAACCGGCTGGCAGTTAAACCAAGCGTCCTCATCCACGCCGTTGTTGGGCTGTTCGATGCGCTTGTGGTTCCACAGGGCTTCCATAAAGCCCTGAAGGTTGGGGTGCTTACGCCAGTAGGCGATTTCGCTGTAGATGGTGACACCCTCGTCATCCTCACGCTCAAACGAGAAGTCGGTGTTTAGTGGATTAGCATCCACCTTGTATGCGTATTGGTCGAGACCCATTTCTACCTTTCTTGTGCCGGCGTTTCCGGAACACACCCAGCATACCAAATCACTGGTCTAATCGCGCGCGCGCGATGCGTTAAAAACACATTCGCATCACAGAACTTTCCCAAAACGTTTGTGGCGCGCAGCCGCATCCGCGCGTAGGGAAATCCCTGGACTATTCCTATCGCGCTCGCGCGATGGGGGGGGGTAATATCCCCGGGGCCAGCCAACCCAACCGGCCCCGGGGAGATGTTTCACGTGAAACAATTAGCCGTAGACGGCCTCGCCAAAGATGGCGTACTGGAAGATAACGTCACCGGACGAGGCGTCGAGGTTCTGCCAGTCAATATAGTGAGCCGCAGACGCCTTCTCGTAGGCCGACACCAAGTCGTGAATGGTGATGACACGAGTTTCCTCGCACTCCTCGTCGGTCTCGGGGTCGATGTAGTCGATGCTAATTGCACCAATTTCCGCACCGAGGGGAGAGTCAAAGTGAACGCCAGTCCACCAGTCCCACGTTTCCCAAGCACAGCCGGTAACTTCATCCCAGAACTCCTGTGCGTTAACAGAAGTCTTAACTGTAATCTCAATTGCTTCCATACTTACCTTTCCTGCTCCGGCTTCTCCGGAACACCAACAGCGTATCACAGGGAACCCTAAATCGCGCGGGCGCGATAGGGGGGTAGTAGGTAGGTCGGGGTTTCCCCCGACCCACCCACCGACTACGCTACAGCGTAGATATCCGCAAGGGCGGTTTGGGCAATCTTGTTGGAGAGCAGTTGTGCTTGCTCCTTGGTCAGATACAACTTGGTCGTGCCGTTGCGCCAGTTGCCGAACTCAACAGTGACAAAGTTGTCGTAGTAGGTGACCTCAATTTCGGTCTCGATACCTCGCAAGTGGATATCGGTGCTAACTCGTGCGTCAGAACGCTCTGCCATAACTTCCTTTCCTATCGGGGCGCTTCCCCGATACCTCAATGATACACCAAAGACTGCTAAATCGCGCGGGCGCGATACGTTTATTGTCCCACAATTACTGGATTATCGCGCGTGCGCGATTAGGTGGGGGGAATGGCAGGGCTTTCGCCCCGCCACCCCTCAGTCCTCGTCGTAGTAGACCCACGGCTCTAGGTGATGCCCCTCAACGACTGCCCACGCTGGCGCAGACGTTGCCCCCAGACGCCAGAACACGCCGTCGGGCAAGTCGATAAGGCGGTCGGCTTCGTCCTCGTTACAGGCTTCGATGGCCTGAATACAGGCCGGCACCATTGACGTTGGCACGGGCGGATAGTGGTTGCTGGTGAGATGAACAGCGATAGACTGCTCTAGGCTAATCACCCCCTCGCCGGCCAACTCTGCGAACTCGTGAGCGTGAAGGCTACCCATTAGAGCAACCCCCACTCACGGCAGACTGCTTCCACAGACTTTTCCAAGTCGCGGATAAGGTAAGGCAAGTTGTCAGGGTCGAGACCCGATACGAACTCGCTTGTCAATACTGACTGCCAGATGGTTTCCATTGTTTCCCTTTCCGTCGAGGCTTGCCCCCGACAACTCCAGATTAGCAGAAATCCCCCCAATCGCGCGTGCGCGATGCCCTAGGGGGAAAGGCGGAGTGGGTCGGGGCAGAACCCCGACCCACTCCTTTGGCTGGGCTAAAGGTACTTAGCCACAGACTTGTAGGTGCTAGTGCTGACTGTCTCCTCGTCGCTCAGGGCGAGGATACGAAGCGCACTCTCAATGTCCGACACTGTTTCGCGGTAGGCGTAGTCCGGCAACGCTTCCACGTCGTTCTCAGGACGTTCGGGGGCTTTGTCGAGGTAGTAGGTGATTTCTACCTTAGTCTTGCCAGCGAACGAGCCGTAGCCGAGCGTACAGACTGAGAACTCGTCCGGCTTTCGGGTCTTGGGGATACTCGCCAAGACCTTCTTACGCCACGCCTCTACAGCCTTCTCGTGAACCTGAAGTGCCTTCTTTTCGTTAGCCTTGTTAGTCTTGATTTGCTCTAACTTGGTTTCGAGTGCCGAGACGAGTTTCGCCTTCGACACCTTTAGGTTGATGGTTGCCATTTCTTTCCTTTCGCTGGGGGCGTTTCCCCCTGCCCAAACAGAATAGCCCAGAAATCCCTAAATCGCGCGAGCGCGATGGGACATTTGGCTTATACTTATTGGCAACAGAGGGAAGGAAAGGTATGTAGCAAACAGTGAGAACGGACACTGCCGGTAAGGTTCTTAGACACCGGAGAACAGGGAACGCCGAAGCGAGCGACTAAGACGCTCATAGAAACACACTTTCATCACGGAGTTTTTATGAAAGTTTTCCTGGCGTGCCGCGCGCGACTAGGGATTTGCTGGATTTCTCCATCGCGCGAGCGCGATTAATATGTGCGCGATTTAGGATTTGGGGCATTCACACCTCCCCATTTCCGCCGGTGGCGATTTCCGCACCGGCGACAACGTCCCAGACTGCGATTTGATTACGTTCAATGCCGGCGTTCACCGCGTCGTCAATGTCGCTCACGCATTCCGATACGTCTAGGTACACCTGACCTTCATACAACCACGCACCGAGATAGTTAGTCTTAGCGGACAACTCTACTTTGTGCCGGTTGAGAAAACCGCCCACAACGTTCACGGCGCTGGCAATGTCGTCCAACACGTCCGCGCTGGCAACGTAAGACCACTTAGCACCCAGCGACACCATAAAACCGCTAGTGGGCGCTGCGCCGTCAATGTTCAGCGATACACCGCCATTAGCCTTGACCGCTTCCACAACTTTAGTTGCTGTAAGCATAGGAACCCCTTCCACGTCGCCGGCGTCTCCGGCAACACACCCAGATTAGCCCAACAAGGGCCGAATCGCGCGGGCGCGATAGAAATTACTGGACTATTATGGGGAAAAGTCGTGCGCGATAAAAAAGGGCGGGGCAAAACTGCACCCCGACCTTTCCTAATACACGACTTCAGTGCGAGTGACGTAGTACTCCGAGTCCACTTCCTCGTGCTTCCAAGCCTGCTGGCGAAGGTGCTCACAGAGCGTCACCGCCGAAGAATAGTTGTCGAACTTGACCTCCGACTCAATAGAGCCGTCCTTGCAAATAATTAACCTGTACATTTGTACCCTTTCCCGCAGAGGCTTGCCCCCTACGTTTCCAGCATAACAAATCGGGTTCTATCGCGCGGGCGCGATGGCAGTGGTGGGCTAGGTCGGGGGTTTCCCCCCGACCCACCCTCGGACTACTCGGCCAACTTGCGCTCGGCAGCCTGAGCCAGAACTTCCTTGATGACCGCTACCGGCGAATAAACCGTGAGGCCGTCAAGGTCGAGAACGACCAAATCGTCCTCTAGGCTAACTGAGACGTAAACCGTCTCGGGCTTTACGTCGGTGAGGAATACCGACGTGCGTGCTTCAGACATAATGCCTGCCTTTCCCTCGGGGCGTTTCCCCGTTGCTTCCAGAATAACACAGACGGCTCAAATCGCGCGGGCGCGATGGAAGAAAGAGTATAGAAATCAAAACGCGCGATGGGGGGTGTTGCTAGGGGGCAGGGCAACCCACCCCGACCCCTAGCAGACTTACAGACTTGCGACCTTCTCGGGCGTGTCGTGCTTGTCCTTGTACGCCTCGAACCCTCGGCGAATGTGCGACTTGTGCCGTCCGGTTGTCTGGCTGTACTTCTCGGGCGTAATCCACGTTTCGCCGGTCTTAGCGATGTATGCAACTAGCGTTGAGTAGGAATAGATAAGGTAGTCCCCTAGCGTGTATTCCGCTCGTAGGTTGCTACCCTGAAACGGCTTGCGCTCGGCGATGAAACGCCACGCCTCTCGGTTGCTCGTGTGTGTTGCCATTGTTGTTGCCTTTCCCGCGGGGCGTCTCCCCGACAAATCCAGAATAACACAGCGACCCCCTAATCGCGCGTGCGCGATAAGGGTACTGCTTACTCCTTCCGTGTTGCGAAGTAAGCACCGGCGAACAGCACCGGAACCGCCACTAGTAGCGACTGGCCGACCGCCACCCATTGACGCACAACGTCCACGTTGTCTAGCGGTATCTCGCTATCGAAGTGGAAGTACGCCAGCGCATACGCCAACAGCGCAACGCCCCACACAACTACCCTTTTGCCTCTCAGTGTCAGTTTCATTGGTGTCCTTTCTCTCTGACGTTTCCAGCATAACAAAACTCCCCAAATCGCGCGGGCGCGATAAGAACCTGTATACGCGCGATGGGTGAAGTGATTGGGCTAGTAGCCCAACCACCCCATCAGTTCTTCCCAAAGGATGCCGCCCTCGTTGTATTCCTCTAGGCCGCCAATGTCATCTAGGAACGACGCAAACCCCTGTATGCCTAAGCCGTGAGCCTTTAGCACCTCTGTAATCTGTGCGCCCTTTAGAACCTCGCCCCTACGGCTCTCTATTGTCTCGCTGTATGCCATAATCTCCCTTTCGTTTGGCTACCCCCCCAGCATAACAAATCCGGTTCTAATCGCGCGTGCGCGATACGAGTTGCGGGGATAAAGGGCGAGGGCTTGCGCCCCCGCCCCTCACCGCCTAAATGAACTCGAAGGGGTCTCGGTCCTCGAACAAGTCCTCGAACTCCCACAAACTCAAGGTGGTGAAGTCCACGCCCTCAAGGTTGGAGAGAATGCGCTGTGTCTGCTCGTCGTATCCGTTCATAGCCTTGCCTTTCGCTCGGGGCATCTCCCCTTGCCCCCCCAGAATACCAGAAGCGGTCCAAATCGCGCGAGCGCGATTAGAGCCGACTTTGCTACAATGGAAATAGAAAGCCGGTCACGAACGCGGAAGTCTTGCGAAAACGTGGCCGGCTTTCCGAAATACTTTCTTCACGCGCGATTTTTATGAAATGTTTTGGCGTTGCTGCCAAGTAAGGGCGCGCGATTCCCGCAATAATCGAGCGGGCGCGATAGGCAAATGGTCAAAAAAATCGGCGGGGCAGGTGGCCTAGACCACCCACCCCACCGACCCCTTACAGGAACAGAGCCCTAAACCGCTTTACGATGATAGGGATGAGAACCCCACCGGCCACGAAGAACAGCAAGAACAGCAGGAACGCACCGAACTCGTTGCCTGAGTATTGCCAGAACAACACAGTCTCAGTGAGAACAAGGGTAATAGCACCCACAACGAGAGTAAGGAACTCAAACAACTGAGCCAAGACCGCGTTGCGGTGGTGACGTGGAACCGACATAACTACCTTTCCGCCCGACGCCTTTCGCCGGAACACCACCAGAATACCAGAAACGCTTCTAATCGCGCGAGCGCGATGCTTCCCCCTGTGCTACACTGTTGGTATGCCCACCGGCACTGCGTCCTCGGGTTATGCCTTAGTCTTGCTGTCCGCCTACCCCAAATAGCGATAAAATCAAATCGGGGCGTGGAAAAGCGATAAGGCATTTTTTTTAGCGCGATGAAACAAATCTGCGTCACAAACGTTTTATGAAATGCTTCCGAGAACTTACCATTTGCGGGCGCACGATTTCATAAACACGATGACCATCGCGCCCATACGCGTACACGTGCGCGATGACCCCCATCACTCCCCCCAACCGAGGAGAGCGACAAGGGTGGGGGTAGGCTCACCCCAGCAGATACCGCAGACCTGCTCTGATGACTTCTCGCCGTGTTCGCACATAATAAATCCTTTCGTAAGGTAGCAACATCACTACATCAACAGATTACTAAGCCGGTTCCATCGCGCGGGCGCGATTGCGTATGCGCGCGATTGCCCCTCTCACCACTCCTCTCCGCAACCGCAGTCGTAGCCGTCGGCGTTGTTCCGACAGCAGAACTCAATACGCACCTCTTGCCCGAAAGCGTTTACGCCCATTCCGTTGCCGGTTGAAACGTCGCCCTGAAGTCGCTGAGTGAAAGCCATTAGTATCCCCTTGGGGTATTGGCAGGGGCTTGCCCCCTGACGAAATCCAGCATATCACTGGCCGATCGAATCGCGCGTGCGCGATGCGAGCCGTTGTGTTAATCTGGTTTCAGCGGGACAAGCCCGCTAAGTGAAAGGAACACTATGAAGAAGTCCGAACACCGCAAGAACGCCAGCAACGGCGTGGTCGCTCTGGTCTGGAACTGGCAGGAGGCCGCCCTTCAGTTGGCCGAGGCCGAGGCCGTCGAACAGGCCAAGCGCCGTCACCCAAGCGCACGCCGCCTCCCCGAATAGGGGAGGTGGTAGTGCCACCTCGAGCGCGATACCACCCCACTATACAATTCCACCACAGAGAATTCCGTGAATTTTCCTGGTGACGGTGGTGTGCGCCGTCGCGCGATTGGTCAGCACGATTTATCGCGCGCGAAAAAAAATGCTGCCCGCATACGCGCGCGAAAAAAAAGGAGTTGCGCGCACGCGTAAAAAAAGGGTTTGCGCGCGGGAAAAAAAGGATTTCCCACACACTTGCGCGATTTCCTGATGCGCCTCCGCGCGTAGTGTACGCACACACGCGAGGATTTCCTGGAATTCCCTCACACACGCGCGCGATTTCCAGGAACACATTCGCACGTCGGGCAATTCCCTAAATTTCTCTCACGCGTGGCGCGTATTTACAGAATTATCGCGCGCTCGCACGCGCGCTCACACACGCGCGCGATGGCACGCGCGCACACGCGCACACGCAGGCGCACGCATACGCGCGATGGCGCGCACACGCACGCACGCACACGGGCGCGCAGGCGCACGCGCACACGGGCGCGCACGCGCACACGGGCGCGATTACGCACGCGTGACCACCCCTGAAATACATCGCGCACACGGGGAATTTCCTGAAACGCTCTCGGCGCACGCGCATACACGGGCGCGATAGGGGCCGATCGAGGGTTATCCACAGCCCTGTGGATTACTTGTTGATAAGTTGTGGACAACGACACGCGCCCACGCGCCCACGTCGCGCGCCCACGCGCCCACGCGCCCACGCGCCCACGCGCCCACGCGCCCACGCGCCCACGCGCCCACGCGCCCACGTCGCGCGCCCACGCGCCCACGCGCCCACGCGCCCACGCGCCCACGCGCCCACGCGCCCACGTCGCGCGCCCACGCGCCCACGTCGCGCCGGACACGCAACCGGCGCGCGCGCCCATTACGGACACGCGCGCCGGACACGCGCCACCGGATAACCGGCGCGCAACTTCCGCGCCGGTTATCCGCGCCGGTTAGCGCGTCGCTATCTCGCGCGCCACTTCCGACAACGCGACACCGGACACGCGCGCCTTATCGCGACGGATTACGCCACCAGTCCAAATGTTTGGCACGTTCGACAACTGTTCCGCGCTGTGCTGTTCCTGTGCCTTAACCGCGTTCAGGATAGCGGACACAGTACCGCTACCGGCAACCGCGACACGCAACGCGCGGATAGCGCGCGCTACATCGTGAACACCTAGCGTTAGCGCATCACCGACAACAACACCGCGATAAGCCTTAACGCAACCGCACGACGCGGTGATGCGCGTAGCGTTGCGCGCGCTGTGAACGTGGTGGACAACTTCCGCGCCGGTGTCGAACGTAGACACAGTAGCGACAAGGTACAACGTCCGGTTATTGCCATCGTGTCCGCCGGTTTCTACTTCCGCGTTAATGGTAAGCGACGCGAGCGCGTTGTCTACGACGCAGGCCGTTGTGAACTTCCACGCGTTACCGCTGTGTCGGCGCGCTTCGTCCGCGACGGCACTAGACCACGCGCCAGACAACAGCGCGCCGACATAGGCGCGCTGTGCGTCCGCGCCGGTGCGGTTACCGATAGCGGACGTTGCGTCCGCGACGGACAACGACACCGCGTCCGCGACGTTCGCCAATAGCGCGCCAGTCTCCACCGACACGGACACTAACGCTTGTGTGTCATCGTCCGGTGTTGCGCCGTCGTTGTTGTAGACAAACGCGCTAAGCGTTGTCGGTTCTGTAAATACAGTTCCGCACGCCTTGCGCGTGCTGTTGTTGTTGTTAGTACGTGACATAGGTGTCACCTTTCTGTGCTGTGCGGCGCGCTTGTCGCGCCGGTAGCGGGGTTGTCGCTACGCGACCAGCATAACGCGCCAGCGACGCGAAGCGGTAACACGACTAGATCGGCCCGGTACCAACACGCATATAATTCATTGCCATATATCCGAACATCTGTTCAATTCAGCACAAAGAGTGGACAGGTTTCGGCGGCTTCTGGTACACTATGTACCTATGGCACAGTGCAAGCGAATCTCAGACGGCGAAATCTTCCAGTATGCGGTATGGAAGGGCAATAACATCGAGCAGGTTTCAAAAATTTTCGCGGGGGTGACCGACTACAGCGTCGTCATCCTTACTGCTCTTGACACCGCTCAGCGTCAACGTTTGGAACTACGCATCTATAAGAAGGGCGAGTTCTACATGACCGAGTTTGTCGACAAGAACGGCTATATTGTGGCCACGGACAAAGTGCCTACAGTTCAGTCCCTTTCTGGCTTTGAGAAGTATTTCGTCAAGAACATCGACAACATCCACTTCAACAAGAAGGAAGACAAAAGTTTGAAGGGGTGGGGGGACTCACTTTTGAAGAGTACCCCTAGTGCCAAAAAAAATTGCGGGGGGAACTGTGCCAAGTGCAAGCCCGCATTTGACACCGACGACACCAAGATTACGGTAGACGTATTGCCTATTGACACAGACTTCGATGAGAAGGCCCTAGAATCGTTTCTCGCGCCCTCTGCCACCTTTGAGGTAACTTGGGTCTACAAGAACGGTTCGCGGGTTCTAGAGGGCGTACGAATTGAGTCAGAAAGTTACTGGGGCACTGCGTACGCGACCCTGGGAGACAGGTTTATAAAGTTGCCTGACGGTTCTATCGTTGTGTGGAAGTCAGAGGCTGCAAAGAACCCCTACGGTTTGAACCGGTGGCGCGGGCTTGATTGACGCGTTTGTAGTGATGGCAATAATTGTCGTGGGGATTGTGCTGGCCTCGTTTAGCCGAGATTTTTAATCCGGGGGCAGCCACGTCTTTCCGTGGCATGGTCTCGAGGTACCCAGCCTTCTAACCACTCTTCAGCACTATATTCTCTATATATAGAACGTTAACGTGGTTAATGTTCGCTGTGTGCAGCATTATTCCCGCGAAGCGGCGTAATGACGATTTTTCTGGGAAAAATTTTTTAAAGGTCCCCGTAAGTAGCGTTGGACCTTTGTTTGCTAATTAGGCTTTTCTGTAGAACAGCAAATTGTATTGTTTACAGCGGCCGATAATTATTGTTGATTTTGTTGTTTCACCATGTCGTGCGCGAGTTGTAAGAACTCGTCAAACTTGAGCCCGCTTGCTCGCATACCGGCCACAATCTGCTCGAGTTCGTCCGCGGTGAAGTCCAACTTGATGCGGGTGGTGTTTTCGTCGGTCATTTCTCTTCCTTCCTACTTCGGGTCAACGTCAGTATAGGCGCTGGGGGCCGTTTCGACAAGTGTTAAATCTTCTTCTTGGCCGTAGAACTCCGTACCGCTGCCTTTAAGCCCGTTGTAGGTGTAGGTCACCCACGTTTCCTGCGCCCCGCGGTCTGTGCGCAGCGTAACTGTTTCGATGATGGTTACGGGTCCCTTTTCGTCGAGGTGGTTGGTAACCACGTCCCCCAACTTAAATTTTGTCTGAATCTCCATTAGTCCTCTTTCCTCCAAATAACAACTGCGCTAGGGAACGGAGCGTCGCTAGTTGCCCCGCCAAATTTTAACCGGCCACGAATGAACCGGATTTCGTCCGCCTTCATAATATCATCGTGCCACCACGCGGTATCGGTGCGGCTGGGGACAAGCAAAACAACGGTCTTGTTCTTCTCGGCTTCTTCCCGGGCTTTGGCAGTCCACTTACTTATCTCTTTGCCATAAGGCGGGTTACAAAAGGTGGTGTACCCCCAATTAACTTTCAGGCCGTCTACCGCCCCGTTTTGTTCGGCGTAGAACTCCCCGTAAAGAGGGCAGGGGTCAAAGTTGAACCCAAACTCTTCGTTGAGTTGGTTGTAGATTCCCTCGGGAGTACGCCAGTTTGCGTGCTGGGATGAAAAGTGAACGTTCAACTTACTCTCCGTTTAGAATGTTTTCAGCAGTCTCTATCCACTCGAAGTCGTCTTCATCTACTCGCATTGTGTTGATGTGGTCGAGAGCGTCAAGGGCTTTCTTGCTATTTGCCTCCCAAACGTCCAGTACCTTGATTACGTCGCAGGGGTAGGAGGCTGAGTCGTAATCGCCCACCTCTTCGTTCCAGTATCCGCAGGTAAAGCAGTAGGAGCCGTACTGACGGTGCTTCTCTCGTAGGGCTTGGCGTTCGGCAGAGTTCATTGCTTCTCCAGCATCTCGGTCACTAAATCTCTAAGCAGGGTTCTTTGGCGCCTGTAGTGAGTCAGTTTCTTTTCTGTTTTTTCAAGTACGTCAAGTACGCGAAGTGCGTCGCAGGGGTAATCGCCAACACAACCGGCGGAGCACTCGTTAGAGGTGCAATGTCCACAAGAGCATTTGGCGTGCTTTTCTCGCAATTTTTGGCGTTCTTCGGGTGACAGATTTGTCACAATGCGTCCTTTCTGTTGGTTGTGATGTATGTGTCACGAGTGTCGAGGGTCATTCGCTGAATAGCCTTTCGCTCGCTCGCTTCAGTTCCTCGGCTTGGCGTATGTACGCAAAGAACTTGACGATGGCTTGTTCTTCTTCCTCGGTAAATCCGCAGGCTTGACAGTTCAGTGAAAAGTCCTCGGCTGGGTTGAGGTATGAGTAGTTTCCTTGTTCTAACATTACATTTCACCTGTTTCTAACTGTGTACACATAGCGTTATCTGTAGACGCTTGTTCGTTATTTACCGTTGCCTACGGTAGTCGTTCTCATCGTTGTGTGCGGTGATGAGGTTGCTGAGCACTTCGTAGCATTCCCACCATCCCATGTCGTACCCTTTGCGGTGCGCCAGTTCGATTTCACTGGGTGGGTAGCCAAGAGCAGTCATGCGCTTGTCGTCGGCTTCGACTTCTTCCTTTGATGGTGGCTTGTGCTTGAGTAGTCGTTCGGAGATGAGTTCTAGCAGGAGTTCCTCTGCGCGGTTTTGTGCCGCAATAGCCATTCTTTCAATCATTCCTGTTTCTCCAAGTAAATAAGCACCCGCACAACATCGCAAGGCCAATTTTGAATTAACGTATCATTTGGGCCCTTGCAACCTACGCAGTAGTTGATGTTGCCCTTTTTGCCTCGGTTTTGAAAGATGGGCACATGCTTTTTACGCATTCCCTCTAGAAAGTCTTTAGAAGTTGTCAATTCCGTAATGGCTTTGTTACTGTTTTGGCAATTTTTGAAAGAGGTCAAAGTGGCCAAACGTTCACTAGCGTTTTCTGTGGCCGAACGTTCACTCATAGTTTCTCTCCGCACTTAGGGCAGTAGGTGAACTCAAGCCACATTTCATCGTCCTCTGCACCCGTTGGTATCCACGAACCGGTAACGTGGTCGCACTCAACTTTAGTTTTTAGGTCGTTAGGCTTTAGTTCTTCGGTAGCGTCCAGTACCTTGATTACGTCGCAAGGGTGGGGCTTGTCCAATCCGTAATCATCTAGGCAAAAAACACAAAAGGTTCGGTTATCGCGAAACTTAAATCTGCCGTGCTTCTCTCGTAGGGCTTGGCGTTCGTCGGGGGTCATAGGCTATCTCCGCACTTGGGGCAGTAGTTGAAGTTGATACCAACTGGGTCGGTTCCGTGAAGGGCAATGGCAATGGCGTGGTCGCACTCAACTTTAACTTTGAGGTCGTTAGGCTTTAGTTCTTCGGGGCTCATAGTTTCTCTCCGCAGGTCGGGCAGTAGGTGAAGTCAATAGTTCCGTAGACCTCTTTGAACGGGTTTATAAAAACGTAGCCCTCGGTCAAGTGTTCGCAGTTCAGGGGGGTTGAGGGCTCTATTTTTGAAGGCTCCGCATCCCAAAGGGCATCCTTTTTTTTGGTAATTCTATTCATTAGACCACGAATAGCGTTGGAATAGACTTGATGTTCGGTTTCCTTAAGCCGTTCCCACTTGGCATAAAGGGCCTCCGAAATCATTTCTAATTCATTAAATGTAAATTGACTCATAATTTCTCTCCGCACTCAGGGCAGTAGTCGTACTTGTATTCCCAACCGGGCCAATCGCGTAAAACCTCGCGACAGTCGCACTTTTCTTCCATTAGTGACCCCGAGTAATAAATGCGCGCAACCAATAGCCGGCAGCAAAAGCAAGCAAAACGTGTGCTACTTGGATATTCATCGGTCACCCCTCGTCTGGATACTTACTTGTCGGTCAAATTCCATGGAGACTATTGCGAAGTCTCCTGCTAGGTCCCCCGCAATTTTAAAGATGCTCTTGATGAACTTCTTTTTCTTGCGAGGAAGTCTCTTGGCGTATTCAATGTGGAGTTGGTGACCCCGCATAACCGCCGCCCAAAAATCAATCATGCTGCTGACTCCTTTGCTTTTGCCTGTGCTGCTTGACGGTTTTTCTTTCCCATTTCCTGCCAGTGAATACGCGCAACTTCCTTGCAGGGTTCACAACGGCAACCGTGACGGCTGTAAGCGTTCATGGTGCCATGCTTTAGTTCTTCGTAAGATTTCTTGCGGACTGGCTTGTTGTAGGTGGCTTTTTTCTTGCCGCTCTTGTATTCACGCCGAGCCTTGTTACTTATCCCGCCATAAATGCCAACTGTAATATCAAGGTCGATTGCGTATTGTAGGCACTCTTGCTTCACTGGACACTCTGCGCATATTTTCTGCGCCGCACGCAACTTGGGCAACGAAATCTTTCCCTCGTCGTCCGGCATAAAAATATTTACGTCCATACCGCGGCATGTCGCTTCTTCCATCCAGTTGAATTTATCCATGCGGAAGAAGATAACCTCGTTGCTAGGTCAGTGTCAAGTAGATTTCGCAAAAACTTTCAAAAAGTTTTTCAGGGCTTTCGTTATTGCTCAAAAGGTAGTCGTAGCCTTCGTAGGCGGTTTCGGAAACGTGAGAATTTACTGGTTCGTAGCCATCGCGAACAATGCGAAGAACGAAACCACCCATGTCTTTGATGCGTTGTGCTTCGTCAACAAAACGAACGTCTGGCACCACTAATTTTCCGCCCTCGTACTTGTTGCTAAGCGTGTCAATCCAAATGTTCTTGCCCAGCACGTTTCGGCCGCCTTCGGTGCCAAAAGTTTGCAGCAAACGACGAATCTCTTTGTATTCGCGCTTAGCAGCGTCCCAACCGATAGCGTCAACAATTTGCTGAAGGCGAAAAAATTTATTCATGGTGTCGGCGTGGACGATGGGGTTAGTTGCGTAAAGAGACTCACGCATTGGGTCCGCAAAGGCTAGACGCTTAAAGCCAAGCCTTTCTACCATTTGGATGGCAAGGGTGTCCTTGCCGGCCCCCGCAAAACCCGCTATTCCAATGACAATGTTTTCCATGGCTGAGGGACTAGGACTCGAACCCAGAACGAGAGGACCAAAACCTCCTGTGTTGCCAATTACACCATCCCTCACAGTGGCTCCGGGGGCAGGGGTCGAACCTGCGACATACCGATTAACAGTCGGTTGTTCTGCCACTGAACTACCCCGGAACATGCTGCCACTTACGGCAGCACCGCTATTTAGCGCAGGTTGCGCTTAGCGGGAGCCTTCTTTGCCACTGCCTTAGCGGGAGCGGGCGCAGGGGCGGGGATTGCCTTTGTAACTTGGTCGGTCAAAGCCTGAACCTCGTTAACCAAGTTGTCAATCTCGTTGAGGTATTTAATTGCCTCTGCCTCGTACTTCTTCACTGTCTTGATAAACAGGGTGACGCCGCCACCGGCGGTACCCAGCCAAGACGCAGCGATGGCCAAAATTGCTGACGTATTAGTCATTGTTACTCCTATAGGGTGCGGAGTTTCCGCCTCAAGAGACTACACATTTTTTTGCGCGGTGTCAAGTAATCGTTGATTTTGGCGGGGGCAGGTGTACGCTTGTTTTATGGGTATCTTCACAGAAGTCAACGGTGAGCCGCACGAGGCTGCGCCAACTTTTCGCACGGGCGAATTGAGCGACTTCTGCATTATTTGCGACCGTCCAATCTCGTTGGAATTCGACGGGTGGACACATGACGCACCTTGAGGAAGAGCGAGTAATCGCCATCATCGAGCGCTCCCATATCATTTATGGGTTGGAAGGCGTCAATCCAATCATCACCGACCTGCTCGACCAAATTAGTTGCGACGTTGAGTGGCTGTGTGCTAGACTCAACCTTGCCTGGGCTACTGCCGCAGCATACAAAAAAGAGTTATCAAAGGTGAAAGAATGACAACCATCTTGGCCGTGCTGGCCGTTTACGCATTTTGTTGTGTTGCTTTATTTTTGCGTTACGCGCAACTAATTCGCAGGGCAAAGATTTTGACAGAGCGTTTAAACGAGGCGCTTGAAGAAGGCGAAGAGCCGCTTACTTTCGACCAGGGCTCCTATCTCCAAAGCGCTTTTCTTACATCCGCCGCGTGGCCTTTTAATCTTCTGTGGCACGGCGTTGCCAAATTCATTGAAGAACTGAAGCAGTAGCAAGTGTCCAAGGCCCGCCAAAAAGGAACCAGTTTCGAAACCGAGGTAGTTCGCTACCTTAACGACAACGGTTTTCCCGACGCAGAGCGTTACGGAAGCGCGCAGATGGACCTTGGCGATATTAAGAACCTGCCAATTGTCTTGGAAGCAAAGAATCACAAGGCAATGGCGCTTTCCGAATGGTGCGACCAAGCAGAAGTCGCCGGCTCTAAGGCAAAAAAGTTGTGGGCAGTTGTACACAAGCGCGCTCGCAAAAACGTTAGCAAGGCTTACGTCACCATGTCTCTCGAGTCATTCGTGAAGTTGCTGAAGTCAACAAATCCTTGACTTTACCTTAGCCCTGTGCAAATCTAGATTCAAGGTGGGCGCCATGTCGGCGCCCCTTTGATTTTTGGAGGCTTGGGTGCCCAGCAAATTAAACCGCCGTTCGCAACAACGTTTGAAGCGAATGCTGGAAAGTTTAGAAAACATAAACAAATTTGCTAACCGACTCCGCGCTGAAATCCTAGAAGAATTGGTCCGTCGAGACCAAATTGAAATAACCCACATTTCGGGTGGTTCAAGTTTTGCCGTTTCCCGCTCCGGCAGCCGAGCAGACTCCTCGTCTGTGGAGCGCGCCGTTATCGCGAGGGAGCAAAAGGGCGGAACTCTTTACGACCCTGTTCGAGAATCAGTAAAGCGCATTGAGCGCAAGATTATCGACTCCGAAGAAAACCTCCGCCAAATCCACGAAATCATCAATGCGATGGACGAGGTGGTTGAGCGCAAGAAGAAAATCACGGACAGTGAACCTTGCGAAATCTGCGTAATTCTTCCTGCTGTTAAAACAGCGATGTGCATCGATTGCTACAAGGATTGGATTGACAATGGAGCGCCAGACCGCTTTCGCTGGAAGGCTTATAAGCGCGCTTTAGTCTCTTCCGAAGGCATCCCGCTCGTCACCGAGCAGCCGCCAGCGCGCCACCAGAGGTCAAATACTTGACTTTATAGAAAGTGCGCGTATCCTTATGAGTAATAGTCGCCATCATTGTGTACCCCCAGAGGTGTGCAATTGTATGCCAACGACCGAAGAGTTAACGACTCTAGGTTTTGAAAAATGGCAGATTTCGCTGATGAGGAAACTACCCGTTGATTTACAATGGGAAGCGCACGACGAGTTTATAAGGCGTCTCATGTCTAACGATGACGTTGATAACTTCCTCTTTTAAGGAGCATTTATGCCCAGCGAAAATGAAAACGACAACTTTGAACAACTCGTTGCTGGATTGAGCAACATTGTTGGTACCGAAGAAATTGAGGCGCGAGAAGCCTTGGGAAACGAACGCTACGAAAAGTTAATGGCACTTCACGACGCCGCAAGCCGACTTGCCCTACAGCGTGAAGCATCCATTATTCGCGCAATTGAATCAAACGCCTTTCTCCGTAGCATGTGCGCGGTTTCTGTTGGCGTAGCAACTATTTTTGGTGTCGCTTGGTCTTTTGTACTTTGGTTTAAGTAATGTCCAGTTTTGGCAAGTTCATATCCGATTCGGTTCAACCGCCGAAGGTAGATGTTTTTGGCATTCTTGGCTATGAACCAACTCCAAGGCAGGTAGCATTTCACGAAGCCTCTGCCGAGCGCATTGACGCCATTTTGTATGGTGGTGCTGCTGGTGGTGGTAAAACCGCTGCATTCTTGATGGACGCGTTATACAACGCTGCTAACTATCCGGGAATGCGAATTGGCTGTTTCCGTCGTTCTTACCCCGAGTTGGAAGAATCCTTTCTTTCACAGTTGGCTAAGTGGAATTACGGCCGTGATTTGGGCGCAAAGTGGAACTCGACCAACAAGGTCTTGAAGTTCGCTAACAACTCAATCATCAACTTCACCTACGCAGAAAACCTTGTTGACGCATCCCGAATCCTCGGTGGTGAGTACCAGGCTTTCTACATTGACGAAGCCTCACAGATGTTGCCGGCAGTTATCCAGCACATTGAAGAGCGTCTTCGTTCCGGTAATAAACTTGTTCCTGTAATCGGCTTGCGCCTTGCTACCAACCCTGGTGGCGTGGGCCACAAGTACCTTAAGGACCGCTTCATCAACCCGACGAAGCGCGGCAAGCAACTTTATACCGAACAGATTAACGACACTAAGTGGACTCGAACCGTTGCGTTCATTCCCGCTAAAGTTACCGACAACCCGCACGTTAACGAAAATTACGAAGCGGTTCTTAATGCGATTCCAGACCCCCGCCGCCGCGCTGCTATGCGTGACGGTGACTGGGATGCAATGGTCGGTCAATTCTTTGAACAATGGCAGTTCTCTAAGCACGTTGTTCCCGCCTTCGATTTGCCGCCAGAATGGCAGCGATATGCGGGGATTGACTGGGGCTACCGGGACCCTTACGCTGTTGTTTGGATTGCCGTCGACAACGACGGGCGTATTTGGGTTTACCGCGAAATCTGTGTGTCTGGCGTCCAAAACGACGACCAAGCCAAGATTATTGTGGAGACAGAACGCTCACACGGCGAAAAAGATGTAATTCGCGTTGCAGACCCCTCTATGTGGGGTAATCGCGGTACACCGCTTTCCATCGCTGACATTTATGGCCAGAATGGTTGCGGTATTATTAAGGCAGACAACGACCGCATTATTGGCTGGTCTATTGTTCATCAGTATCTCAACGACGGCCCCGCTTGTGAATATCACAAGCAAATGGGTCTTGAGAAATGCCCAATGCTTCACGTTTTTGAAGAGAAGTGCCCGCAGTTTATTGAGCAGATTCCGGCTTTGCCCCGAAGCGCCTCAAAACCTGACGACGCTGAGACGCGCAACGTGGATGACCACCTTGCAGACGCCCTTCGTTATGTTTGTATGTACGCCGGCAATTACGCTCGACCTGTCATTTATGAATCGTCTCCCGTTTTTGCTACTGGCCTTCCGGACACAATGGTAATGGGGCGAGAGGAAGTAGCCGAATCCTTGCCAATGCCCAATTTTGGCAGTAAATTTGTAGGAGACCTTGGGCTGAGTCCCTTTTACGAAAGATAACCGATGGCTTTTTCATCTTTTAAAAAGGGAATAGAAGAGACGTTCTCCGCGTATGAGGCAATTGCCGAAGCACGTCCAAAGAGCAGCCCCAAGCGTGCTGGTTACGCTACTGGCGTTCCCATCGGCGGAACCACTGAAGTAAATCCGGGGCAAAACGTCACGGCCGGTACTCTTGACCGCCCAACGTTTATGCAGCAACTCTTGCAGGCTTACTTGGCTTGCACGTGGGCTTCTGCCTCAATTGACACAATCGCTCGTACCGCCACTGCTGGTGGTCTCGAGGTGATTTACGACGGCGGTGTTACTGGCGCTAAGAAGACTCCAGAGGCTCCCGACGCTGTTAAAAAGGTTCAGGCTCTTCTAAAGTACGTGAATCCTCACGACGACATTCGCCAATTGATGCGTGCGGTTATTACCGACCTTCTTATTTTCGGCGACTCTTTCACTGAAGTTGTTTGGGTTATGGGTGAGCCTGTTGCGCTCTACCCGCTTGACCCCACAACGATGACCGTTCTTTCCGACGAGCACGGTGTTATTAAAGGGTACGTCCAAAAGACGCCCACTAACCGCATTGCTCACTTTAAGCCTAACGAGGTTATCCACGTTAAGTTTGACTCGCCTGGTGACACTCTGTACGGTGTGTCTCCTACGCAAAAGAACATTCTTCCTATTACGTCTTGGCTCTTTACTGCTGCCTTGATTAAGGAAACGATGAAGCGCGGTGACCCCATGCGCGCTCACGTTGACTGGCCTCTCGCTCTTCCCGAATCGGAAATGAAGCGTCTCCAGCAACAATACGCTATTCGCAACCTGGGTGCGCGCAACATTGGTAACTTGTTTGAGACCAAGGGTGGCGCAATGGTCCAGGAAATGGGCACCAACCAAATTACTAATTGGTTGAACACTCTTCAGCAGCGTCGTGACGAAATTCTTTCCGGCTACGGTGTGCCTCCGTCAAAGGTGGGCGTTGTTGAGTCAGGTAACATCGGTGGTGGAACTGGTACGTCGCAAGACAAAACCTTCCGCGTTAACACCGTTGGTCCCATCCAAGAACTCGTTCTTGAGAAGTTCTCGTTTGCTTTGATGTACCAGGCATACGGCATTACCGACTGGATTCTTAAGTTTGGTGTTGTCGACTGGCGTGACGACGAAGTTATCGAAACAATTCGTGACCAGCGAATCCGCAATGGTTCGTGGACTCTTAACAAGGCCCGCGCAGACATTGGTGAGCCCCCTGTTGAGGGTGGCGACGACGCTGTTCTTATTGACCGTCAGAACATGGTTCTGTGGGCTGACTTGGGTGCTCTTTCTAAGGCCAACCTTGCCGTTGTTCAGAGCCAAGGCGCCGCAATGGGAATGGGAACCGACAGCGAAGGTTCTGCTGTTACCAAGAACGCCCCCGTGGCGCCAACGGTAAATCCGCAGCCAAACGTTACAAAGACAACAACTCGAACCGCCAAGGACAAGGCTAACAAGCAAAAGTCCGGTGGCAAGACGAGTCAGGCAGAAACGCCCCTTAAGGCACCAACTCCACCGTCTGGAACCGAATAATGTCACAAACTCCGATTGAAATTAACGGCGTTCCTTTCTACAGCGATGGCGAACCCGTAGTTCCTTTTACTGGAATGACTGCTGAAAAGGCGGCTGCTCTCGTTAGCAAAGAAGTTGGCTAATGGGCAACTACTTAGGTCGCGCCGGTGCTTACGAGGTACACAAAAAGTACCCAGCCGGTTCTCAAACTGCCTCTCAGTTAGCGGCAGAACGTCTTAACTTACAAAAAGCGCGTGCTGCACGCGGACAGATGCGTCACACCAAGTCTGTTCCGTATCACGGTCACCGTCGCTCAACTGCAAAGAGTCGCGAATCATCCTCTTCTCGTCGCAGTTATGGATACGCAGAAATTGCTTTTGAGCACACTCACCCGCTTGGTGTTCGCTTTATGCGATACGAAAAAAGGGCGAAAATGCGCAAACTTCGCATTTCTGGTATCCCGAAGAAATTTAAGAAGCAACTTTCCCCTGGACGCTACATGGGAAGGACTGCGTGGGGAGCCCCGCGCAAAGGCTCCTTTAAAAAACGACTATTTAAACGCTCGCACCGCATGAAGCAGTTGAGCCACTGGAAGTATCGCGGCAAGCGGTACACACCAAGATAGAAAATAAAAATTATGGCAGACGGTTTCTCACCACCCGAACAAGTTAGAAAGAACGCTGCGCGCTCGCTGGAACTTCGCAAGAAGCACGGTCGCGGTATGACCGCCGTAGGTGTTGCGCGCGCTCGAGACTTGTCCAATGGTAAGCACATTTCCGCTGACACCATTAAGCGCATGCACTCATACTTTGCCCGTCACGAAGTTGACAAGAAGGGTAAGGACTGGGCAAACCAATCCAATCCTTCCGCTGGCTACATTGCTTGGCTCGGTTGGGGTGGAGATGCAGGCCGCTCTTGGGTCAACGGGATTATGCGTCAACTGAATGCCAAAGAATCCTGGGAGATTGAAGAAATGGCCTCAACCAAGGCAGCAACAATTCGCGGCATTTTCCTAAAGCCCGGTGTTTCTAAGAACCGTCGACTTTACACAAAGAACAACATTGCTAAGGCTGTTGAGCGCATGAGCCAGCAGTTGGCAAGCGGCGAGGGAATGCCCCTGAACATGGCTACAAGCCACGCAGCGGCCTTCAAGGATGACGCTACGTCAACAGTAGGCCGTATCACTAAGGTAAGCCTGATGCCTGACGGCTCGGCCGCTTTTGAGGCTGACATTGCCAATACGACGTATGGCCGTGACATTGCCAACCTCGCTGCCGGCAAGTTTATTAAGGGCATTTCAATCCGCGGCGAGTGGATGGGCGAGCCCCGTACAACTCTGCACTCGGACGGCGAAGAGGCCACGACTGCTGACGACCTTGCCATTCACGGCGTTGACTTCACCAACAGCCCCGGCGTCGAAGGTGCGGAAGTACAGTACGCACAACTTGCTGAATCTGCCAACAGCCGTCTCTCAGTCTTCGAATCAGTAGACGAAGCAGAGGTTGTTGAGACCTTCTCCGCTCTTGAGCAATTGGCTGAAGCCAAGGAACCCAAGAAGCCTTACGGCGACGTTGCTTACGCTGACCCTGGTTACCAGAAGGACAAGAAGAAGCGTTACCCGATTAACACGGCTGCTCACGTTCGCGCCGCTTGGTCATACATCAACCAAGGCGACAACGCCAACCTTTACACCTCGGCCCAACTTGCTCGCATTAAGTCGCGCATTAAGTCTGCCGCCAAGAAGTTCGGAATCAACATTGTGAGCGAGCAAGAAGCCCTCGCAATGGACATTGAGTCAGTTCTCGAGGCTTACGCTTCGATTGCTCTGAACAATGACATGGACAGCATCAACATCACCGGCTACACACAAGACCCGCACTTGCTCAAGGTCGTAGCAAACCGCATCGCTTTTGGAGCAATTGCTGCCATGCACGCAATTGACCCGGACGACGACGGCGATATTTACCTTTCTAAGCCTGACTGGTCACAGGTAGATGCTACTGGCGATGCTAGCGGCATGGGGCCAGAGGATGACGACGAAATGCAACCAGACGACAACAACATGGAGTGCGCTTCTTGCGGAGCCGAGTGCTCAGAGAGTTCCGAATTCTGCCACCTTTGCGGCGCAAAACTTTCTCCAATTTCGAACACTACGGGTCTTAGTTGCCCCGAGTGCAATATGGAATGCGCTGAGGACGCAATGTTCTGCTCCAACTGCGGTGCTGTAGTTTCCGCTACGCCCAGCAGCAGCGCGCCAGAGTGCGCTTCTTGCGGAGAGACTGCTCCTCAAGACGCCATGTATTGCCCTACTTGCGGCAATCCCGTACCACAGGCAGAGTCAGTAGACAATGCCCCAACTGAAGATAAGGAGTCAGAAGTGTCTGACGAAATCACAACTGCCGATGCTCCGGTTGAGGTTGCTGCCGAGGAATCGACTGCTACCCGCACCATGAGTGACGCAGACTTGAAGGCTTTGGCCGGCTTTATTCTTGCCGCCCAATCAAAGGCCACAGAATCCGAGCCCGAGGCTGAAGCCGAGGCTGAAACTCCCACCGAAGTGGAAGTGGCCGCAGAGCCCGCCGCTGAGGAAGAGGAAGCCGCCGCTGAGGTTGCCGCCGAAGAATCAATCGAACAAAAGGAGACCATTGTGTCTGAAAATGTTTTCACAGCCGACCAGGTTGCCGCAATGATTGCGGAGGCCGCCGCTAAGGCCGCCACCGAAGCCGTTGCCGCCGCCCAAAAGAGTGCCGTTGAGTCCTACCGGAGTGGTACAACCACTTTCCGCAAGGGTCTTGTCGGTGGCTCAACCGGAAACGACGCCTCTGACCTGTCAGAGTCGGAGGAACTGGACCCACGTGCGCTTGCCGAGATGAACTCTGCTGCGTTCCGTCGTGCCCAGGTAGAAGCATGGGGTTCAACTCCATTCTTTCAAAACAAGTTTGCTCAAGCCGACCGCGGCTTCTAAGCAATTAACCAACCAACCAACTAACCAAATCCAATAAGGAGAACGCCATCATGGCTAATGACTTGGAAGAGGCCCTTACTGCCGCGGGTGCTGCTGCACTCGTACAAAAGCAGATTGACCCGGTTTTGCTTGAGTACCAGCGTCGCTACGCGCCGCTCGTTCGCTCGCTGCCAACGGTCAAGTGGGGCTCCACTGTTTACTACTTCAACAAGCGTACAACGCTTCCTTCGGGCGGTTTCGTAACCGACGGTGGTGCTCGCGCTGTTTCAACTTCTAACTACGCCCAGGAGAACTTCCAGATTCGTCTGCTCCAGAGCGTCGGTGCTGTCACCGGTTACTCACAGGCTGTTACCGCAGACCTGATTGGTGACCTGCGTGCCCGTGAAATCGAGGGTGCTGCCCGCGGTCTTTACTGGGACTTGGAGACCGCTATCCTGTGGGGTGCCGAGGCACCTACCTCTGGTGGCGCGTACCCGCAGTTCGACGGTCTTGACGTTATCTGCTCATCCTTCTCGAACGCTTCAACTGGTGGCCCTACAACGGGTGTCGGTGGCGGTACAATCGACAACTACGGTGGCGCCAACACGTCAGCCGGTTGGGGTTACCCCTCGTTCAACCCGTGGACTGACGGAATTGACCAGAACGCCATTGACATGGCCGGTGGCCAACTTGCGCTTGGCAGCCTTGACATGCTTATCGACTTGGTTGAGTCCAACGTCGCTGAGCCCGTTGAGAACTCCGAGTGGATGTTCCTCATGTCACCTGCCGCTAACAGCCGTCTGTCGCAGTTGCTCGTCAACCAGCAGCGCTTCGTTGACCAGGTTGAGATTGCCGCTGGTCTGATTGTTCCTACCTACCGTGGCGTGCCCGTTGTCAAGACTTCGTTCTTGTCACCCCGCACCAACCAGATGGGTTCCGTCACTGCCGCCGCTGGCGGTACCGGTTCCTTGACCAACAGTACGGTCTACAACTACCAGATTGCTCCCGTTATCGCTCGCTTTGGTGAAATCCAGGCTTCAACAGCCACGCCTTTCACCGCCGTGACCACAACGGCCCAGTCAATCAAGTTGACGTTCTCGACCCCCACGGGTCCTGAAGGCTCACAGCCCACTCACTACAAGGTCTACCGTGACAACACCGTCACTGGTTCGGCTACTACGGTTACCCTGCTGGGTATCGTGGACGCCACGTTCCTTGACTCGTCGGGCAACATCTGGCCTGTTACGCAGATTGTCGACAGCGGTACAAAACTCACCATCAGCGACGCTGGCGTGCACACTGCCACTAACCAGCCTTCTGTCTACACGTACGGCAACACTGGCTTGAAGCCTCTCACCTCAAACGGTGAACAGAGCATCTACCTCATGTCGCGTGACCCCAACTACATCGTGCGCCCGTTTGTGCGTGAGATGCAGCCTGTCAACGTGTTCCCGACCACCGCTTCGCCCGACAGCCTGCCGTTTGCCTTCGTTGCGGACACCACGCTGGCCGTGCGCGCTCCTAAGTACATCGGTCGCCTCGCGAACGTTCGTGCTGCTCTGGACCAGAACGCCGGCAACGGTATTCCGTACAGCGGTTACACACAGTCGTTCAAGGTCGACTAGTACAGGTAGTCCCATTTTCAGTGGGGCGGGTAGGTTCCCTCGTTCCTCCCCTGCCCGCCCCGCTGGATTTACCACTAAAGGTTTATTATGGCTTTTGTTTCATCTAACGAACCCTGCGGCTGCGCAGGATACATGTGGGAATCTGGCGGTCCAGAAGGTGCCATCTTTGTTGATGACGCTACTGCATGGAAGATTATAAAAGACTTTCCTAACAAGTTTTTTCTTGCCGTGGAGCCCGTAAAGGCTACTCCAAAGGCACAAAAGGTCGAGGCCAAGGTCGAGGAAACTCCGACCGAGGAAGAAGCACCCGTAGCCGTTGAGGCTGCACCCACCACTAAGCGTCGCTCAACTAGGGAGTAAGTAACATGGCAAATAACGGTTCACAGTACAGTGACCCCGTTTCACTTGCCACAGTTGCAGACCTCCAGAAGCGATACCCTGAATTGGTTGTCGACATTGAGGCTACAACCTTGGCCGACATTCTTGTTGAGGCTACGTCTCACCTAGAAGACCGCACGGGTCGTCGCTTAGCGCCCTTCACTAACCACATTTATCAGGACCGCCTTTTTGGCATTGACCCTGCTGAATATGGCAACAACGCAGACATGCCAATGGACATTTACGGTTCACTCGGTATGTCACAAGCCATTGCTCTTGGTGCATCTACATTGGTGCGCCACTTTTGGCTTGACCAGTTTGCTCCGGTTTACCCGGAACTTTGGACGTACTCAATTTCGTCCATTAACATCTATCGCACGTATGGCGACTTCCAGCCTATTGACTTTGAAAATGGTGGCATCCGCGGTCCGGATGTAACCGACGGTCACGTCTGGATTCGTCTGGGTACTTTCGCCCCTGAAGGTTCCCGCGTGCAAGTGATTTACAGCGGTGGATACACAGAAGGTATCCCCGCTTCGCTACGCCGCGCCTGCTTGTTTCAAGCGGCAAAGTTTATTATCCTCGAGTTCGAGCCACAAACACGCCGCGAAATGAACCTGGACCAAATTGACCAACAAATTGACATGTTGATTGCTCCGTGGATTCGCGGATAGCATGCCTAAAAAAAGCGTCGTAAAAATTGAAGGCATCGACCAACTGACTCACAAGTTTCACCTAGTTGCTGAAAAAGCAGCGTCACCAGGACCTTTGCTTAACGAAATGGTTTTGCTGTTTGGTGAGATGGAATACGAGCGTTTTTCTAACAATGGCGCTTCTCCCACGTTTGGTATTACCACTCGCTGGAAGCCACTTGCCGCTAAAACTCTTTACAACCGCAGGTCTCAAGGGATTACAAGCGAACAGCCCTTGAAGGCTTTTCACTTCCTTATGCAAGCCGCAACTTCTCCAAGCGTTAAGAGGTTTGGAAAAAAAGCGATTGAGATGGAAGTTGACGTAACCAAGCGCAGGAATATGCCTCAGGGTTACCTGAACAGTTACGGCGACAACTACGCCATTTTTCATCAAGAGGGTTGGGGAAATAACCCCCGTCGTCCGATTGTTACCATTACCCCGCAATTTCGCAAAATGGTAAGAGAGATGACGGAAGAGTGGCTGTTTACTTCGTTTACTAACCAGTACAAAACCCACCCTCAAGCAAATGCTGAAGCCGCCGCCGCTCGTCGAAATATTAAGCGGGAGCGCGGGGTCCGTGTGCAAAAGCGTGAGGAAAGGGCTGCTGCTCGAGAAGCGGCGGTAACTCGCGAAGAAAACGTTCACTCCGAAATGGACTATGGGACGTGGAAGTCACGGGTTTCAAATGGAAGCCCTGAAAGGCACAACCAAAACCTTGAAATCGCTCGTATGATTTCAAAGGAGACCGGTGGCAATATTTCCGCTCACATTGGCAAAAAACTTTCCAATGGGGCAATCTTGAGTAAAGAAGTCGCTTCTGGGGCGCAAAAAGTTCTGACCGAATACTCGCACTACTTAAGCAGCGAACAATCAATGAGGATGCGCTAATGCCACAACGCGAATGGTGGACAGACTGGAATCTGTCCTATTTAGACGATTATTTCGGTCCCGTTTACGGTGGCAACTCAGTTCAAGAAGCAATGTACACAACTTTGCAAACTTGGCTCCCCACTTACATCGCCGCGGTTAACCGCAACTTGGGTAGCGATGTTCTCCAACTTCCGTTTGAGTATCGTCACCGCCCTGAATACCGAACCCTTCCACGAAACGCACAAGCGGCGATTTTGGTTAGCGTTCCATCAACTATCGGGCTTCCCGAGGTCTTTAACAACGCAATCCGCACCAATTGGCGCGCCGAGGTATTGATTTACGTATACGGCACTAAAGATTGGCAAGAGACTGAAGCCCTCACGCAAGCATACGCCGCTTGCGTACGAACTTGCATTATCCAGCAACGCAGCCTTGGAGGCTTTGCCGAAACAGTTATGTGGGACGGCGAAGAGTACATGGAAGGCGAACACAGTAGTGGCCGTTCTACGGGTATTGCTCATCTTCGTTTTGCTGTAACCGTTGGTAGCGCAATGAATATGTACGGTGGTCCGCCATCGCCAGACTATGCGCCCGCAGGTGCAAACACAGGCCCCTCTACGGAACCTTCAATTGTTCCGCCGGAAGTGCTTACGGCAAACATTGAAGTCTCAAAGGAAGAACTAAATGGCTAATCAAACAATCATTATCACTGCCCCTAACGTCGTTTTTGACGGTAACGGCAGTCCAATGTCGCCGTGTTACCAATACACGGTTAGCGACGACGCTGTTTTGCAGCAGTTGATTTCTGAAGGGTTTGCAACAATTGTCGACAGCGCTCCTGTCGCGGAAGTTGCCCCGCACAAAGAAGAAACAAAAACCCCCTCTAAGAATCTCAAGGCGCAGGAAACTGCTCCTACTAACTCAACAGGAGAACTCTAATGGCTAATCCAGCCCCCGGTGTAAGCATTAACGTTAGTGCCAGCACTTCAAATAACAAGACCAACGCGTCCACCGGTACTTGGTTCGTTCTCGGCACAGCCCAGGGCCCTGCCGGTGTAGCCGTTCCAATCAACTCGATGGCCGACTTCAACAAGTACTTCGGTCAGACTGTCAACGGCCAAATCACTGGTCGCTACACAGTCACACCCGGTTCTGTCACAATCGACAGCACGCTTCTGTACGACTCGCTGGACGTTTTCTTCCGCGAGGGTGGAATCAACGCCTACGTTTCACGCGTTGTTTCGAGCACCGCTGTTACCGCCAAGTCACCCACCGCTTCGGGCAAGTTCTTGCTGACCGCTCAAGGTGCTGGTACATGGGCTAACAGTGCTTCGGGTTCGACAAACGGCCTTATTTTGACACTGACCTCTTTCACGGTTAACTCGACAGTTGTTGCCACCGCAACAATTACGTACAACGGTCAGACTTTGGCTGTTTCACCTACTCTCGGTAACGACACTGACGTTATTAACTGGGTCAACTCGCTGCCCGCCTACCAATCAATGTGCGTTGCTTCTGCTCAGTCAGGTACGACAATCTTCCCGTCGACAACTGCTCAGACCGTAAACGTCTACCTCACTGGTGGTACGGACGTTGCCACCGCTGACGCCGACTCTGTTGCCGCGCTTGCCGTCTTCACCGACGTTTACGGCCCCGGCCAGATTTCGTTCCCTGGTTCGACCAGCGGTACTGTTTACGCCAACTTGACAAACCACGCCGCGACTTTCAACCGCGTTGCCATCCTTGACGGTGCCAACACCGCCACTGCCTCAACGCTGATTTCTGCCGTGACTACGCTTCAGGCTGCGGTTACCGACCCTTCATACGCCGGTATCTTCGCCCCTTGGCTCACAATCCCCGGAATCGGTGCTACAAGCGCTTCTCAGACCTCGGGATTCGTTTTCAGCCGCACAGTACCTCCTTCGGGTTTTGTTGCCGCTCAGTGCGCCACAAACGACACACAGAACGACGCCAACGTTCCTGCCGCTGGTATCAACAATGGTAATTTGGTGTACGCCACAAACGTGACGCAGACATGGCCCGCTACCAGCACAACTGGTAACGACCGTCAGACTCTGAACAACGCTGGCGTCAACGTCATTCGTCTTGTTCCCAACACTGGAACCATCTGCATCTACGGTTTCCGTTCGACGGCCGTGGACCCCAACTGGGTCTACCTCAACAACGTGCGTTTCCGCATGCAGGTCATCAAGGACCTTGACATTGTTGCTGAAGGCTTTGTTTTCAACGAAATCGACGGCAAGGGCCACATCTTTGCCAAGTTGAACGGTGCAATTGCTGGCGTTTGCCAGGGTTACTGGACACGCGGAAGCATCTACGGCGACACGCCCACGAATGCTTTCAGCGTGAACACTGGTACTCAAATCAACACGCCCACAACAATTGCTGCTGGACAAATTAACGCTGCCGTGAACCTGCGCATGTCTCCGTTCGGCGAGTACGTGACAGTCAACGTCACCAAGTACTCAGTCGCCTCGGCACTGCCCACGTTCTAACAAACTTTAATCCTCTAGGAGAATACAATGGCTAATGTAGCACAAACATCAACGCACAATTACGGTTCTGAGCAGCAGTGGCTAATCACTCTCTCGGTTCCGGGCAGTTCGTACAACACCTCCGTGGTCTTCGACAAGTTCACGGGTGGGGACGTCACCGCGTCACCAATCAAGTACCGTCCAGGAGGCATGGGCCCCGAAATCACGTACCTGTCAATGCCTACAATCACTGACATTACGCTGACCAAGGTTTACGAAACCCAGGGAGACCACGACCGCGTTTCAGAACTGCACCGCTTTGTTGGCAACACTGTTGCCACGGTGACCTTGCAGCCCCTGGACGACACCGGCGCCAACTGGGGCAACCCCCGCACTTACAACGGCCGCATCATTGCCGTTAAGGACGGTAACGCCGACTCAATGAGCAACTCTGCTCGTATGTACGAGGTCGACATTTCGGTCGAGACCATCGGTGAGACCATCGCGGCTCCTGCTGGCACCCTTAACGCTGGCGTGTAGCCAAATGGTTGCTTTTTAGCAGCCTTGCAGTAAAATTTCAAACGACTAGTCATTGGAGGAACTTATGGCTGAATTTATCATCAACAACGGGGAAAATGCACCTTCTGTAGAGACCGAAGGGGTGGTTGCGTTCCAGGAACACATCGCTGAGGACGCGACCCCCCTTCTGTCCCTCAAGGACCGTCGCAAGAAGATTGTCAACGACATGTACGTTGACATTAAGGTCCCTCGCTGGGACGAGCCCGAGATTTACGTTCGCTTTAAGCCTGTATCTGCCGTGCGTCTTAACGCCGCAATTATGAAGCGTCGCAACTCAAAGGCTGACGACTGGTCATTCTTGGCCAACGCCGACATGCTGGTTGACTCCTGCGTCGGTATTTATGGCGTTTTCAACAACGACGCTACAGTCAAGTACTCACTTCGTGTCGACAACCCAACTGGTCCTTGGACCAAGTTTGACCCCGACCTTGCGGAAGCACTTGGCATTGACGCAAAGCGCGCCATCGACTCTTGCATTGCTCTTTACCTGACTGAAGGCGACCTGATTGACACGGCAAACAAGTTGTTCCGCTGGAGCAACATTGCCAACGATGAGGCCGACGAAGTTTTTTAAAAAGCCTCGATGATGACCCGTATATAGAAACGGGAGCATACGCGATTCTCATGGGCATGGACTACCGTGCAATCCTTGAACGAGGCAGGGACGAGTATCTCATTGATGTTGCAATGCTTCAAAAGGCTTTGAAGTTGAGCAGCGAAAGAAAAGTAGAAGAAATTAAAGTTCTTGCGGAATTGACTGGCCTAGAAGTCGCGAAAACACTTGCTAAAATCTTCTAACCACATTTCCGCCTAAATTTAACGGGCGGTAACGGGAACCGCTATTCCTTCGGGGGTAGCGGTTTTCTCTATTTAAGGCGACTTATGGACGAACAGAATATTCATATAACAGGTGAAGCCGACTTACAACCGGTAGTAGACGAATTTAATGCTGCTGGTGATGCCGCCGTAAAGTTTGCTGATGACGTTGAAAAGGGTACGGTAGCCCTTGAAGACCAAATCGTTATTAGCGACAAGGCTATTAACTCACTTGTTCGTTATGAAGATGCTCAGACTAAAGCAAAACTTGGCGTAGACGGAACCACAACTGCCGTTGATGACCAAAACACCGCGGTTGCCAATAACACTCGCGTTACAAACGAAAACACGGCTGCCAAAGAAAAGCAAATTACGATGGCCGACCGTGCGGCCCTTAGCCAGTCGCGCGTTACTCAGGCTTATGTCGACGCCCACACCAACCTTCGTCTTGCCAACGAGGGTTACAGCAAAACCTACAATAACCTTACCAAGTTAAGTTCCTTGGGCACCCCGGCCATTATGAAGGCCGCTACTTGGTCTGCCCTGGGCGTAGGTGGGGTTGCCTACGAGTCCATCAAGCAATACATGGACTTCAACAAGTTGATGACGCAGATGGTCACACAGGCCGGCGTCAACAAGAACGAACTGCCATTCCTTAACGCCCAAGCCCTTGACACCGCTAAGCGCACAGGTGTTGCCCTTAACGACATTGCCAACGCTTACTACCGCATTGCTTCTGGTACTGCCGGTTGGAACGGCGGTAAGGGTGCGACTAAGCAACAACTTGCTGGCCTTGTGAATCAGGTTGCCAACATGGACGTGCTTGGTAACATTCAGGGTGGCGCCTCGAGCGAACAGTCTGCGCGTGTTTTGAGTGCCGTGGTTAACGCCGGCCTTCGTGGCGTAGGACAGTCAACAAACCCGCACGCGGCAAACTACAACCCTAACGCCTTTGCGCAAGCAGCCGCTTACATTAACGCTGGTGTTGGTGCATCGGACATTCGCCAGAGTGAAATGACCTCTGCTTTGGGTAAGGGTGTTTTGCTCTCCGCTGCCGCTAACGGCGTTAGCATGCAGGACGTTTTGTCGTGGATTGGTCTTTTGACTTCCACGGGTACTCCCGGCCCAATGGCAGGTACGTACGTGCGTTCTGGTCTTAACCTTTTGACAAACCAGGGTACGCAAGGTGCTAAAGCCCTTGCCATGATTGGTATTGCTCCCGGCGAAATGCAGAAGATTCTTTCTGGCCACGCCACATACAACGGGCTTACGGGTCTTACCGGTGCTGCTGACCTGCTTAGGAACTCGATGCAGACGTTTAATCCGTTTGCTAACTACCCCAAGTACAAGGGCGCCGGTGGCCGTCAGGGCGCCATTAATCAGTTGGAGGCGTGGGGCGTAAACCAAATCCCCAAGGGATTTATTGACGCGTGGATGGCCGGCAAGTTGACGCAAACTCAACAGTTGCAAGCCAACACAATGATTCTTACTAAGGCTTTTGGTGGTACTAAGCAGTTCACTACCATTGAAAGTCTTATTGCTGGCTACAACCGCCTTCTTGGTATCGAATCCAACATTAAGACCAACGCCAACGCCAAAACGTACAACAAAGACGTTAACATGGCCCTTAACACTCCCGCCGCAAAATGGCGTCGATTGGTTGAGAGTTTTCAAGTTGACCTTATCAAAATTGGTGAGGCTATTACTCCTACGTTCCTTAAGATTGCCGGCTACGGCATGGACGTTGTTAACTGGCTGACCAAGACCAAGGCGGTCTTAATCCCTCTCGTATCCCTTCTTGGCGTCTTTCTTGGCGCCGCAGGTTTGGCTAAAATCGGCCAAGTTGGCCTAGGAGGTTACAGGGTCCTTGGAGGAATTTACAAGGGAACTGGCAAGATTTGGGACACTCTGGCTAAGGCATTCCCTAAAGACTCTCTTATGCAGCGCACCCTTCACGAATTGGGTGGCGGCGGTAAGCGTTTCCGCGAAGTCGCTGACATGGCCGGCAAGACCGAATTGGAAAAGGCCGGTATGCTTTACGGCCGCTACACCGACGTGTTTGCCGGGGCTGTGGATAAGTTTGTCTACTCCGAAGAGCGCGGAGGCGTTGGCGGAGGCGGAGGCGGCGGAGGCCGCGGCGCAAAGGGCGTAGAAAAGCGTCTTGAAAAAGACCTTGAAAACAAGGCCAAGAGCGAGATTGAAAAGAAGGCCAAGAACGAAATAGACGGCAAGTTGCTTAACGCCGTTGAGCGTCAGGCGCTTAAGGATGCTGAGGGCGGCCCCGTAACTAAGGCTGCTTTGCGTGACCTCTACACCGCAACTCGAAGCGACTTGGGTAAGGGATTCGGCTCCGAGGCCAAGAACCTTATTGAAACAAGTTTCACAAAGTTGAAGGGCGTCACTGGTATCGCCGGCGATGCTGAAAAGGCCGGCACAAGCCTTCTTGAAAAAGTCGGTTTTGGCAGTATTGGCGAAATGGGAGTTGGCGACCTTCTTGGTAGCGGGCTTGGCGCGCTTGGTGGCCCTCTTGGTATGGCCGCAATGTCGGTTCTGATGCCAATGGCTATGCCGTACATCACCAAGGGCATCGGAAGCATTATTAGTTTCTTTGGTGGCCACGGTCCCACTGCCGCGCCTACAGTTGCTACGCCTACAAGCGTTAAGGCCAAACTAACCGCCGCGCAAATTGCGCTTAAGAACGCTCAAAGCAAGTACGCATCAGACTTGATGGCCGGTAAGAGCACAACTGCGGACATTGCCGCCATTAAGAAGTACGGCGGAAACGTAAGCACGTTGACAGGCGTATACAACGGTCTTAGCGGCGAGGCTGGATTCAAAAAGACCTACGCTCAGTTCACCTCCGCCACTTCTATGAAGCAATTGGAGAATCAGATTCTGGGGCACGGGCGCGGAAACAACGCTGGCTCGTGGAAGGAACTTCAGCGTTACATCAAAATGCGCGGGCTTATGAAGAATCTTGACCCACAAACGCAAATGGCTTTGTCGGCTGCTTTGGGTCAACACAACCTTGCTAACTTCAACAGCATCCTTGGCGGGACTCGGGGCCAATTGGCGTCAAGCCTGGAAAACAACTTCCAGGGGTTTTTGATGAAGAAAGACCCTAACTGGTTTAACTCAATTAAGGCTGGGCGTTCTGCAATTGCAGCCAATGCTCTCATTGCTAGCATGTTGCCAAGCAGCACCGTTTTCCACGGTGCTCGTGGTTACGGAACAGTAACTAACAACCCTTACTCTTTTAGCGCCAAGGACCCCAACAGCGCTTACTCTGCTTACATGAAGGCAATGATTAATTCGCTTTCATTGACAAAGCAGTCAAAGGAAGACGCTGCTCTTGCCAAAAGTTCTACTGGCGCAGTTGCAAAAGCCTACAAGGAGCAGTCCGAAAAACTGGCGGAAGCCGCTAAGCACCTCAAGTCAATTGCTAGTTCAATTGACGGCAAGATGGAATTTAGCCCCAAGACCATTTCGGACTTTGCAAACATGGCTGCTGCGGCAAACAAGCAGGTTTACGCAGAACTCGGCCTTACCGCTTCGCAATTTGCCGCGGCAATGGTATCCGCTCTTACAAGCCCAGCGGGGACCAAAGTAATTCACACCGCCGCCGTAACTGGGGCAAAAAACGCTACTAGCAACGCTTAAAGGTTAAAATGTCTCAAAACAATCGAATCGTAACTTTTATTCCGCCCCAAAAAGGTTACTCACAAGTAATCGCTGGATTGGCTGGAGACGCAACTTTTGGCCCCCTTACTTCTGGTGGTTGGCAGGTTATTGACCGTCCAAAACAGGTTGCCGCCGTTCAATGGTTTGACCGTTCGCCGTTCAAATTAGAATTTGACATTATTTTGAGCGCAAGCGTAACTGATTCTCCAAGGGTTGGCGTTAATACTTTTGGCGGGGTTGAGGCAAGTTGCCAAGAAATTGAGCGTTGGTTGCTTCCCGTCCCCGGAACGTACCAGCCCCCCATTCTTGAAGTAGACGGACCGCTTCCCACCAACGATAACGTTGTTAGCGGATACTGGATTCTTTATTCCGTTGAATTTAAGGAGGCCATTCGTAACGGTATTGGTCAGCGTGTTCAGCAAAATGCTCACATCACCCTGTACGAATACAACTCGCCCCTAGGGCAGTCTGTCAACAGCAAAAACTATTCGCCGGCAAAAGCCTGGGCGCAAAACAATCTTGCCAATGTTCAAAACACAAACAATCCGGAAAACAACAACCCGCAAATCACTGTTTACTCGGCAAACATTACCAACAACTCCACAACTACTCCGGTTCAGGTAACTTCTTACGCCCCCAACGTTCTTACGTTGCCTATGTCTTCGTACGTTGTGCGCCAAGGTGATACGCCTAACGGTATTGCGAGTCGAGTCGTATCTGGTTCAGTTGCAATTCAGACGTATGCTGCTAAACTTTTGGCGGCAAACAACTTGCGGGACCCGGCTTCTTTCTACAACGGCTCTCTTGTTGGACAAACAATAATCCTGCCAAGCGCATAACATGGCATCTAAGACACGAACATCTGCACACTCGTCGGGCAAAAAGCCTAACGCATCTGCGAACAATCCGCTTCCTCTTACCGTCGACCTTGGCGCCTACACGTACAAAACCATTGGGTTTGGGCCGTTTGACTTGCACTCTTTGTCTTTGACTGACCCCAAGACGCGAAAAGTACAGCAAATGCCCACCGACTTTATTGCGGGGCTAAACAACGCTATTATCCAAAAAACGATAATGGGAACGTCGACTATTACGTTGCAGTTTACCGACCCGCTTCGCAAATTGGTTCAGCAAATAAATAACGGCGGCATTATTTCGCAAGGCGTTACCCTCAGCATTACAGACGAAAACAATCGTAAAATCAATTTTACAATGACGCAGTTTGTAAAAGCGTCGGACCAGATTCAGTTGGTTTTTGAATCGCAAACCGTAAATACTTTGCGTAGTCAGCGTGGGGTCATTGGTCAAAAAGTTAGCGCCACTGGTGTAACAGCCTTTATGCAGAGCCTTGCTCAAGCCCCCAACGCCTTTTTGCCTGCCGCCGAACACATCGGATTTCTTGGACCGGACTACGCCCAAGAGTGGGCACACCTTACTGGTTCTAAAGGTTCCGCGACACCCGTTGCTTACGGTCGAGGAACAACAGCCGACCCTGCTGAAGACTCTTGGACGTGCTTGACACGGTTGGCGTCAGGTGTGGGTTGGCGTTTGTGGGAAGACGACAACATTATTTACTTTGGCCCAGACGAATTTTGGCTGGGTATTCTTCCCGACCAAATCCGTACGTTCAATGGCAAAAAATACGCAGTCCCGCCCGTGAACGCTTTGGTTACTGCCGCCGCGGGTCAAAACATCAAGAACGCCAAAGTTCCCGTCATTAGGGAGTTCACCGAAACGGTTCAGTTGATTGACTACGACTGGGACGTTAACAAGCCTTACGCGCAAGCAACTGTTACTTGCATGCTTGACAATTGGCAATACAAACTAGGACAGATTATTGAAGTTCAGGGTGTTGGCCCCGGAAGTGGATACTGGATGATTTCCGGCATGCAGCGAGACATGTTCTTGCCGCAGGCCACTTTGACGCTTCAGGTTCCGATGCCTTTCTCTGCCGTATACAACCCGACCTCGGCGCCTCTTGCTGGGTTCCCGCTCACAACAACATTGGCAATTAAATAATGCGCACAAACGACCCCAACGTATTACTACAGACAATGATGCGAGTGCAAGGCTCGCCCATCCTCATTCCTGCAAAACAATACGAGGGCGTGTATTACGGCATTGTTCACCAAAACGAAACAACTTCCGCCTCTATTCCAAGCGGTCAGATTTCTGTTGTTATTTCGGCACTGAGCCCCGACACCGTTTGGGGACCGATGCCATATCCGGGCAGCGCAATTCCGCCCGTCGGAACTATTTGCGTTGTAGCGTTTACCGTTGACAATAACGCCATTGTTCTTTCGCTGGTAAATTTTGGCGGGGCTCAAGGCCCGCAGGGCCCGCAAGGTACCGGTGGAACAAACTCTTACTGGGGTGGTTTTTACGACACAACAAGCCAAACTGGTTCTGTAACGTCCGTAAACCTTGTTGCCATTCACAACACTGCTTTCGGCAACGGCATTACGCTTCTAAACCCTGGTTCAACAACGTTTGGCACCAACGCGGCCACTGCTGGCTCCGCCGTGCAGATTCAAAACGCGGGTAACTACACCCTAACGTATCAAGTCATGTTTGCCAACAGTGGTTCGCAGATTGGCAACGCCGACCTTTGGATTCGCCTTAATGGTGTTGATATTCCCACAACCAACCTCTACACAACGGTACCCGGGGCGCACTCCGGAACAAACGGCACCGCTATGGGCATAGCAACATTTAACGTTCCGGCAAATGCTGGAGACTACTATCAACTTTGCTGGGCGCCTTCTTCAAGCAGCATTAGCATTTACGCCGTGCCGGCTCAAACTGGCCCAACCGTTCCCGCGGGCGACTCCGTATTGTTTGCCATTCAGCAGATTGCTTTTTCCGGCCCCCAAGGTGTTCAGGGATATCAGGGTATTCAGGGGTACCAAGGAAACCAGGGGCCACAAGGATACCAATCATCCGTTCAGGGCTACCAAGGCAATAACGGCTCAAACGGAGCGCAAGGCGCGCAGGGATATCAGGGCACGCAGGGTTTTCAGGGCTACCAAGGCGTTGCTGGTTCAAACGGGACAAACGGCTCTCAGGGCTACCAAGGATATCAAGGTAATGCCGGAACAAACGGCACCAACGGAACTCAAGGCGCACAGGGATATCAAGGAGTCGCTGGTACAAACGGCACTAACGGCTCTCAGGGTTCGCAGGGTTATCAGGGGTACCAAGGAAACGCTGGCACTAATGGCACCAACGGGTCTCAAGGCCCGCAAGGATATCAAGGAATTGCGGGCACCAACGGCACCAATGGTTCACAGGGCGCTCAAGGTTATCAAGGATATCAGGGCAACGCTGGCACTAATGGAACAAATGGTTCTCAGGGCGCGCAAGGATATCAAGGCTACCAAGGCAACGCGGGAACCAACGGAACAAATGGGTCGCAGGGAAACCAGGGATATCAAGGCTATCAAGGCGCTACCCCGTCATCATACGTTTCATCTTTTTCTGCTGGCACAACGGGATTTTCCCCATCAACAGCAACAACGGGCGACATAGTTCTTACCGGTGTTTTGAATGTAGCAAACGGTGGACTTAATACGTCTACGGCTCCCACTAAAGGCGCAATCCCAGTAGGTTCAAGCAACACCGCCTATACGCCTCTTAGCGTTGGTGCTACCGGCTCTATATTTATTACAAGTGGAGCCAACCCTTTGCCCTCTTGGTTGGCAATTGGCGCTACTGGAGCGGTTCTTTATTCAAACAACGCCACAATTCCCGCGTGGTCGAGTGGCCCAGTTGGAGCCACCGGCTCTGTATTGAGCATTTTGGGAAATGTTCCAACTTGGAGTACTGTTGGTTCAACTGGGCAAATTCTTGTTTCTCAAGGCATCGCGTCAACACCAACGTGGGCGTCAATTGGCTCAAAGGTAACTTCTTATATTTCGGCGGCCGGTGGAGGCAGCACAACTCCGGTAAACGTTACTAACGTTTCCTTAACGACCGGTACATGGTTGATTCAGGCTCAAGCAGTTGTTAAATACAGTACGGCCACGTCTACGGTTGAACTTTGGCTTGGACCAAACAGCGCAAGCGGAACTAGCGCATATACAAGTGGTGCGGCAACGGTTGTTTCAACCGACACGGTTCAAACTGTTTCAATCACGACCATCCAATCCTTTGTTTCCACCACCAGCGTTTATTTCAACAGCGTTGGAACCGCTGGATACACAATTGTTCAGTCTTCTCCCGTAAACGGTTACGCCGCAAATACCACAACCGGAATAGTTGCGGTTCGCATAGCCTAAATGGTATAATTAGTGCCATGAAACTCTCGCTGCACATGATTGTGCGCAATTCTGAACGTAAATTGCAGCGCACTTTTAACAGCGTAAAAACTTTTGTCGACGAAATTATTATTGTCGACACCGGAAGCACTGATGGCACAAAAGAGTTAGCAAAAAGTCTTGGGGCTGAAGTCTACGATTTTAAATGGATTGACGACTTTTCTGCCGCTCGTAATTTTGCTCTTAGCAAAACAACAGGCGACTGGGTTATGTGGCTTGACGC